GACGACGCGGGCCGAATGACGCCTGCAGGAGGCGGATGTTATAATTTTTCCGCCTTCCTGATTTGCTTCCCCATAACGTGGGCGCGTAGCTCAACTGGCAGAGCAACTGACTCTTAATCAATTGCTTGCGATTGACGCAACGCGATTGCTTGTGATACTCTGCAAAAACATTGCAATTTGTAGGATACGAAGGGTTTATTCAATACGGTCAAGCAGTTAGCCTGCCGCATTGAATGACTTGTAGTGCAAGTATAATGCTTGTAGATGCAATGATTTAGCAGAAAAAAGGTCAAAGTCAGTTGATTCGGGAGGCAAAAAATGAGCTTCGAGGAGCTTGAAAGGCTGTTTCTGAGGTCGCGGGAGAGGGGCCGGGAAGGGGCAAGAAAGTTCGCACGCCCGCGCACGCTTGAGAGCTACCGCTGGGACTTGAAGTGGTTCTTCGAGTTCATGCGCGAGCGCGGAATCATCACGTACGAAGCCATGAAGCGTCCTGACGTGCTCGATTTCCTAGATTCGATTCAGGACAACAAGAACATCAGTGACGCCACGCGCTACAAAATCCTTCGGTCGGTGCGGGCGCTTTTTCGCTGGGTTGAAAAAAGTGAAGACTGCCAAGAGGATGGACTGAAGCCGTGGTACAAGCTGCTCCCGCCTATACCTAAAACCCCCAGTCGGAAGGTGATTCCTGAGCGCAAGGACATGAAGGCTTTCAAAGCTGCTTTCAACGTGAACAAGCGCTCCGGTTACCGCAATTATGTTGCGTTTTCTCTCATGCTTGAAACCGGAATGCGTGTCGGAGAGCTTTGTCATTTGAAGTTGGAACACCTAAAGCTCGATGAACAGACCATCATCGTGCCGGAGGAGGGAAAAACGAACATGCGTCTTGTGGGAATCACAAAGGACATGGTGCGCCTTATGAAAGGCTGGCTACGTAGGCGAGAGCATTTCGCCAAGAGTGACCGTGTTTTCGTCAACCAGTCCGGCGAACCAGCCACAGTATTCATGTTCGACCATGCGTTCGCGGCTGTGCGCCGTCGTCTCGGCATCAAAACTCTCAGCCCGCACACTCTGCGTCACGCTTGCTGCACTCTCTACCTAGAAAACGGCGGCGACATCGGTAAGCTGCAATCCATGACCGGCCACAAATCTCTCGATGTGTTGAAGGGTTATCTGCATATCAGCACCAAATACCAACAGGAGGAGTTGGAGCGTGTCAGCCCGCTGAAAAATCTCTAAAAACAGGGGCTAGCCGGTGCTAGCCCTACATTTTTGTCTTGACATGCAAGCCAACCTGTTGTATAGTGATTTTGTAATGGTGAGTGTGGCGGGGTAACGATGGGTTGGCAGGATTGCGGCGACTATTTTCAGAGCATGCAGTATTTGGCATTGCTAGAGCTTCTGGCAGAGGTAGTTCTGCAAAAAGGAGAATTGAACAAGCAGCAATCGCACCTTGTGCTGCGCATCAAGCGGCCTCCTCTGACGACTGAAAGTAAGAAAATGTCGGTGACCGTAATTGAAGACCCGACTACTAACGAAATTATTGTCAGCGTGGAAGCGCCGTACTGACGTGAGGGGTTTCCCGCGAGCTAACAAAATGGTAGACAAGTTCGGATGTGGCAGTGGGCGCTTCTCTGGGGCTGCTACGAACATCGCTAATCAGCCGAAAGATGAATCTCTTGAGCAACAGGTTCTTCGCATGGGCCGTGACGCTGCTGTGTGGCTGACCGGAGACCCTGATGAAGCGGTAGAGATTACTACAACCGAGATAGCGTTCAAAGCGATAAAGGCGTGTCTGGACGCCGGGGAGCAGAGGAATAGCGAAGCCAATGCTTTGCGGTTCGCTCTTTCTAGCATCAACCCGTTTTCTCACACCGTGCAGGGCGACGATTCTTGTTTGTGGTGCCGACGCGACCGGCCAATGGATGCACACGGCGATGAATGGAACCCGGAATATCACGACACCGATTGCCTAGGCGTAATTGCGATGCAGAAAAGGAAGAACGGATGATGGCACCGTCGGACATTGACAACGATGCCTCTGTGTTCTTGGTGGGCCTAGAGCGAGCTAAGGAATTTGGGCTTGAAAACGAGTACACCGATTATTTCCTAGCGGAGTTCCTACGTACGCGGTGCGCGGTGCAAGCTCGCTGGCACGCGCTGCGAGAATGGGATTTGTGAACGAAAAAAAAAGGTTATATGCCCCGGAAAGAGAGGCCGCTGTAGCTCAACGGTAGAGCAGTCGCCTTGTAAGCGACAGGTTAGGGGTTCAAATCCCTTCAGCGGCTCCATATATGGCGACCAAAAAAATAGGAAGTTCGTACAAATTGTTTTGTTTTTTCTGCGACAAGGCAAGCGTCGTATCGGTCGGCTCTGCCTGCGATGCATGGCAGGTGTGTTCCAATTGCTTTGTAAACGGTATGAGACGATTAAAGCAGACCAAGCTGTTTAACGACAATCTGCTCGTGCAGACATTCAATTGGAAAAAGCTGAAAGTCACGCGCTACGTACCGCAATGAGCCGGAGAGAGGTCTGAATGTCTAGAATTGCGGGTTCGCCGGAGTGGAATAACCTGTGGTTAAAGGTTCTGTGCCGCGTTTGTTTCAGGGAGACAGAGGCCATGAAAGGCTCGTGGGTAGCTGACCACAAAGTGTGCGTGCCTTGTAAATCAAAGGCGGTGAAGCTGGTGCCCCATCCTACCCGTACTTTTGGCAGAGGTAAATTCAAAACCCCTTTTTATATCGGCCTTGAGATGAGAGACGGGAGAAAAGTCATGTTTTATGACCCCGAATAACCTTGTCCGTCGTTGCCCTGAATGTGACCGTGGCTACATGCTCTATCAGCTTAAATGGGAGTGGGACGCGGAGGGCAACACGCGCACCGTCGAGTACCTGACGTGTCTGCGATGTGGGCACAAAACAACTACCAATGAAACCTAGAGGGTTGGAAGATTTTGTCGAACTGAAGGTTGTTCAAGAAAAGCAGCCGGATGGCCGTATACGCTGCTGTTACGCTTCATGTCCGCACAGCTATTTCTGGTACGAAGACGACACGAAAGCCCGGTTCGAGTGCAGAGTGTGCAAAAAGGAACTTATTAGGCCAGATGAGTGCTCTACCGGAGATGAATACGACAAACGCGGCTATCGCACCTGCTACGCCTGCATTTCTAAGCTGTGCTCGCAATGCTGGAAAGACCACCACGAGGAGTGTACGGGAACATGATTGTCGGCATTGTTTGCCCCAAGTGCAAGAACTTCACTACAGAGGTTCATTCGCACACCCAGTACGGCCTTGTGACTTTCATCTGCCGAACGTGCAAATGCATCCTAGAACCGCCGAACGGGATGAGGCAGTATACTGTTATGACGGAGATGTGAAGCAGGGTGGAATCGCAAGCCTAAATTGACTCTTGAGGCGCTCTACGCGGAGTATGACGCCTACGGGCTGGCCCACAAGCCGACCCCTGATGACCCTCTACTCACGTTCTCCGGCTGGCTCCGGCTAAGAAAACGACTGACCGAAGACCAAATCAACGCGCTTGAGGAGTAGTGTGCAATGGACGACTTAAGCTGGCTGGCTGCCGCGACCGCATACGCAGATACCAAAGACCTGCCCACTGTGCAGAGAACCTCTCCCATAGACCCTTTGTGGGCCTTTCTGGTCGTGTTCACCCTCGTTTTCATCTCTCTGCTGGGATTCGGTCTGCTCCTTCTGCTGGTCTACTAGACCCCATTTCCCCGGAACTACGTTTTTCTTCCTGAATACGCAACGGAAGCCCTCCCGGTAACCTCCCCACCATCCGCCTTTACGCGACCCTCCCAAATTCGTAGACAAACCCCCGCCAACACCCAAAAATATATAAAAACAAGCCTTTTAGCATTTTCTAGAAATCCCCCTACCCACCCAATTACTGCTTCTAAGTGTATCTAAACCCCTGTTCCTAGGGATATAGCCGGTAAGGACAATACTTCCTCCCAGTATTCCCACCACAATTACGTGTATGCCTTGCTTGAACAACACAACATATATACCTGTAATGCAATTAGTTACGTGGTCTACACATAATTCGTAGACACGTTTCAAATTAGGCAGAAAACTTCCACGCAACCGACGCGAGACCCACCCCTAGCTTTGTCCCCTACCATCATTCCAACCCCGTACAAACCCAGCTAAGCCTAGCCGAATCAGGCGTTTAGCTAGGTTCTAGCCTAGCTTCTAGCCTAGCGTTTGCCATGCATGGGCAATGCTGTAGCTGAGTTATTGGCGTGAGGGGTGGCGAGCAGAGCAGAGCCGGAGCAAAGCCCAGCAGCCGACCGATGCATGGCGAGCAGCCCAGCAAGCTAGGCCAGCAGCAGAGCAGTCAATCCAGAGCCTACAACCCTACCAGAGCAGCGCACCTAACCTATATGTGACAGGGGTTGGGGTGGGCTGCACACTGTGCAGGGGTTGGAGTTTTCCACAGTTTTGGATTTCTGTTTACTACTTGATACATAAAAACAACTATATTTTCTTTGTTTTCATACACATCAAACTTTTTGCTTGCAATGCAAGTCGCTCACCTGTATCTTTCCACCATCGCGCAAGCGATTGAACGAAAACGACGGCAGGGCAACACGGCAATAGCCGGACATCCTACCGGGACGCGGGCAGTAACTTAACAATCTCTAGTGCGGCGAATGGACACCTTGAGTCTTTAGGTGCTGGCGCGAAACGCGCAAACTACCATTCTCAACCCCGCTGGCATGCGACATGGCGCATGGCACTAGTTGGAAACGGCAGATGGTATGGGCTGCCGAAACGGAAAAGCCTAACAGCAGAGCAGCCGCTTAATCGCGGTGTGCGAGTCCCAAACCTAGGCGCAAGAATGGCGCGGTATCCCTATAGGCGTGAGACTTCAGGGGTTGGCACCTTGGAGCAGCCAGTAAAGCCGGGCAAACGAAACGGCAGGGAGAACGATGCGGGCAAAGTTTTACTGCTGCTAGTCGCGGGGTTGTCCAACCCGCTGAGAATCGCTTTAGTGAGTGTGCCCTAGAGCGCGGCGCTAACAGGTAGCGCCGGACGTTCTGCTAAAACGCGGGAAGTATGGATTCGCGCAAGGCATGGCGAGAGAAAACGCCATCGCCCGATTGCCTGCCTTAAAAGGCGGCACGCCATCCGAAAACCGTGCAGATAGTAGCTGAGGCTTGAAACGGTCGCAAGTATACGCGGGAAGATGAGCAACCCGAAACAATAAACGTTGCATGCGACTATGGTTCCGGGGAATGTGCTGCTCCGGGGTTTGCGTAAAGCCGCGAAGCTACAGCAGAGAATAAATGACCTATCAGCAATCATACAGTTTTGGGGTGGGGTTGGTTCGCATACTGTGCAGCCAACCCCATTCTTACCGCTTGCGCATGCCGCACAAACGCGGGTTTGTGTAGCACGCGGAAGTGGTAGACAAGTAAGCCACTTACTTTGACAATGGAGAATAAGACAATGGCAGACGGTTTGGCACGGTATAACTCAGCATGCAAGGTTTGCGGGAAAGTCATTCTCGCTGGCGTCCATAAAACAAAGTGGGCACCGTCAATCAAGGGAAGCTCGCGGCATTTTGAGTGCTACGGGCAGCCGGACAAGTACCCGAATGCCAGCTACCACAGCGGGCGGGTTTGGAACGGCTCACCCGATGCGAACGGCAGTAGCGGGCAGCAGCAGATTCCTACTGAATCCGCGCAGCAGCAGAGCAGCGGCGGCGGCATTCTGTCTGAATCCCAGCAGCAGCCGACAACCCAGCAGCAGAACGGCGGCGATGCGTTCGCGGTAATGGCGCAAGCGCTTGCTCCTCACATCGAACGGATGATTTCCGCGAAAGTGGATTTGTCCAATGTCAAGGGAGACATTGAAGACGCGGTTAAAGCCGCGCTGCGCGACCACACCAAAACGATTGTTTTGGAAAGCCGCGAAACGGGCGAACGAGAAGAACTGGCGGAATTGACACACCGCCAGCTTGAGGAACTTTTTGAGACCGTACGCGCCGGGTTGCGCGAGTCTCACCCGGAAATCAACCCCTACTTGATGGGGAGTGCAGGCGGCGGCAAAACGTTTGCCTGTGCGCAGCTTGCAAAGCTCCTCAGCAAGGCACTCAACCGTGAGATGCCATTTTACCACATCTCCCTCAACAATCAGTCTCAACCCTCGCTGGTAATGGGCTACAGGAACGCGGCGGGCGAGTACGTCGAAACTGATTTCTTCAAGTGGTACACACAAGGCGGGGTTTTCCTGTTCGATGAGTACGATAACGCGAATGGGAATTTTCAAACCTCTCTCAACACCGCGCTGACGAATGGTTCGTGCAGCTTCCCGCATGGCATCTTCCCGCGCCACAAAGATGCAATCTGTGTCGCGGCAGGCAATACCGCGATGCTGGGTGCATCCGACCAATACAGCAGCCGGAACCGTGCAGACTTCGCAGCCCGCGAACGTTTCGTTTTCATCGAGTGGGAGTACGATGCGGAATTGGAACGGGCGGCGGCTCTGGCGGAAAACCCCAATGCTGCACCTTGGATTAACTGGGTGCAGACTGTGCGGGAAACGGTGAAGCGGCTCGATCTCAAGGTTGTAGCTTCCCCGCGTTCCAGCATCCAAGGTGCGCGGCTGCTGCGCGATGGCAAGTTTACGCCGTCGAAAGTGGCCGACATGGTTCTGTTCAAAGGGATTGACGCTGATACAAAGGCGAAAATCCTCGCGGGCAACCCGATGCCCAAGGTGCAGACCGTGCAGAAACCCAAGCCGCAGCCCAAGACGGAAGCGGCTGAAACGCAAGCCGCCTAAGTAGTAGACACGCAAACGGGTTGCAATGTAGCGCAACCCGTTTGCTGCTCTGCTAGTCGGCTGCTCAAAGAGCAGCAGCCGCCTAGTTGGGCAGCAAGAAACGCTAACCCCGTAACTGGAAAAAGCGAGGCAATCAAATGGCACGCAAATACGGCAGCACCATCGAAGAATGCCGCAAGCTGAAGAACGAGATTCACGAAACGGCAGACGGCTGGAAAGTTATCAAGTTTGATAGCTGGGGCGAAATGGTGGAACGCGCTGCTAATCGTCCACAATCCAGCTTCGCAACCCAGCTATCAAGCCGCAAAAACGAAAGCGGCGGCTGGTACGGAAAAGCTAGCTGGGAAGATGCGCTGCGCATGGCCCGCGAAGGATGGCCGGAAGGTAGCAGCGCAGCCGCGAAGCTGTCCGCTGTGGTGCGCGAGAAAATCGGCAGCATCATGGCGAAAGCTGAGATTCAGTTTGATGTGACCGGGCAGGATTACGACATCGGCCTAGTCAATCAGGGTGTACCAGAATGCTGGTACTACTCTGAGGAAAAACTGGAAGATGGGCCGGGAAAGTTCATCCGGCTCGTATTCAATAACTGCACATCGGGCGGCGTCTCTGCGAACGTGATGGCCCGCAAGGGCGCGGCGGTCGGCGCTGTCGTGGAACTGCTGGAACTGGCGGGGCATCACGTCGAAGTAATCCTAGCGTGCGCTAACGCGCATTGGCTCTGGCAGACCACAATCAAGACGGCTGACCAACCTCTTGATATTGACCGTCTGATGTTCGCGCTAGCTCACCCCGCTAGCTTCCGCCGTCTTCACTTCTCGCTTTTCGAGGAATACGACGCTTTTATGAAGCAACATAGCTCGAGCTACGGGCGTGTAATGGAAGTCCCCAAGTCAATGCAGGGCGACATCTACATCGCCGGGTCTCTCTACTCGGAACCGCAGTGGGCTTCTGAGGAAGCGGCGCAGCGCTGGGTCATTGACCAACTCAAGGCCCAAGGCGTAAAAATTAGCGAGTAATACTCGCCAAACCGAAGGCCGGGCAGAATATCGCCCGGCCTATTTTTTCCTCCCGCAATTCGCCAGCAAGCAAGCCCTAGAAACACAAAACCATAACAGGAGAGTGTTCTATGCCGCAGTTTGCGCGTTCGTTGACACCGGAAGGTATCGCCATGTTTTCCGAAGTGCTGGGCAATCGCGTGCAATTCATCGCACCGGACATTTTCGGCTCGCAGCCAATCCCGAAACGCGAAGCAATGGAACTCGCGGAGCGCGGGGTTGATGTTCTCATGCTGCCGAAACCCCGCGCAATAGGGTTCACTGCCGAGTAAAAATCGGCGCTCCTCGAAGCCCGGCTCTAGGCGCTCACCTAGGGCCGGATTTTTCCAACCTAGAAAAAGGCCGCGTCTTCCCCTCTACCACCCGCTCCGAATGCTGCCGTGGTAGCAGCCCGGAGAGGCGAGGGGAAAACGGGACAGTTTTCTAGAAAACCATCAAACCATCATTGGGAGGCTTAGCCACAATGGACACTATGCAATGGAATTCGATGCGCTCTCAGGAGCAGGAAGACTGGAAGCGCGTAACAATGGACAAGCTAGCGCCAGCAATCGCAAAAGCGCTAGGTGACGGCTGGCAAGTAGCACCGCGCCAGCACCCAAACTCTACCGGGCGTGTCATTTTCAAAGGTGATGCCTCGATTGACATTACCTTCTGCTGGAATGACCGCACTCGCGTGAGCATCAGCGGGAATTATCCGGGCGGATACTCCAATCTACCATATGGCGCGACTCGACCGGAAATCACGATTGCCCATGAGCGCGGCGGCGAAACCATCGCAAAGGAAATCACGCGGCGCTTTCTCCCCAGCTATTTGGAACTGCTGGCGGTAGCGCGTGAAAGGCACGCCCGCAACGAAGAACACGAAATACAGCAGCATCACACCGCCGAACGTCTAGCGCGTATCCTAGGCGTGCAAGCGCCGGAGAAGGGGCGCGGCGAGATACGCGCCTATCCGCGCAGTGATGGCTTTACCTGCTACTGCGATGTCCTTGTGACAAGCGGCAACTCCGTGGAAATCAAATTGTCCAGCGTGGATGCGGATACCGCCGAAGCTGTGCTGCAACTGCTGAAGAAGTCTTCCGCTGCGTCTAGCGGAGAAGGGAGCAACTAGAGAGCTATGAAGCAATTCAATCGCGCACTAGGCTGGGCAATCTGCACCGGGGGTTACTGGTTCGCTGCGTGGGCAGGGATTCACGGACACAACGCGGGCGCTCTGAATCTTTTCAAGTTTCTCGCATGGTTCCTATTCATCTGCACCATGCTCGCGCAGTTTTCCTCCCTCGAAAAGAAACAGAAGTGTTTCGCCAACCATCCTGTACCAGCGGCTTTCCGTCTGGGTACGGACATCGCAGGCATGCTGTTTCTCGCGTGGAACGGATTTTTTCTCTACGCGGCTTTGACGTTCATTCAAGCAATGGGCGAGCAAGGCTTGGACTCTGCTGCAAATTCCAAAACAGAAGGGAGCAAGTAACATGGCGCTCGAAAAAGAAATGTGCATTCTGTGCGGCAACGCTCCGGCAACCGCGAAAGTGAACGAGCAGATGCTTTTCTGCGAACCGTGCAACGCGCTTCCATTCTTCCGGGTGAGCGCTCAGCACACTGGTGCTGGCCGCACGTATGTCTGCGTCAAGGGGAAAGATGCGAAAGACGCAATGCAGCGCTTGAATGCCGTGCCCGGCTGGAAGGCACTGGCCGCAGAACTGTGGGATAATCCGAAACCCGCAGTGGAAGAAACGCCCGCCGAGCAGACCACAGCAGCAATCGCCTAGAACTCTAGAACTGCACACTGTGCAGGTCTAACGCGCTAACCGGCGCGTTCGCCTTTTTCACTCGTGAAACCGTGTAGCAAGCTAGGACGGGAGTGCGCGTGAGAGAGGCGAATGGGACGGTTTGACACCATAGTTGGAGACACCGTTATGCAATCTCTCATTGTGAAAAGTGGTGAGTCATTCATCCTGCACATTGGTGAGCAGGAAGGCATCAACGTAGCTGCGAACATGAGTCGCTCCGAGCTAGCTGAATTAGGCGAGCAGATTAACGCTGCGCTCATTGGTGGCTTTCAGCATGAGCACGCCGCAGTGGTGACCGTAGCGGGCTGGCGCATACCGCGCTCGCTGTATGACACCATCTACGGCACTCTGAGTGATGACGAAGCCAACGCTCAGGTTGGCGTCCGAATTCAATGCATCAAGCAAGTGCGCGACACTGCTGGTCTGGGACTCGCAGAGTCAAAGGCGGTAGTAGACGAAATTGCAAAGCGTGCAATTCATCGCACCGGACATGCGGCAACTAGTCTGCCTCCGCTTGTGTATGCAGAAGCAAAAGAACTGGTCTACCACGGACGCAAGCTAGAAGCAATCAAGCGCATCCGCGAAGTGACATCGCTGGGACTCAAGGAAGCAAAGGATTTGGTTGACAGCATGTAATTCCCATAAATGGGGGGTGTGACGTGGCAGCCGAATACAACCTGTTAGAGAACGTAGACGAAAACGAAAACACCCGCCTCAAAATCAAGTTTGAACACTGGGGCGAGTTTCTCAACTTCGCAATCAACCGCACAGAGCGCATCAATTACGACAACTATTACCATCAACAGGCGCAGAGCCGTGCTACTGGCAGAGAAGCCGAAAAGTTCGCGGAGACCAAAACATTTGAAGAAGCCGTGAAGCTCGCAACTGAAGGCTGGCAGGAAGGTCTAGACAAAGCTAAGAACTTCACTGCCTCTCTCTACAACCGTCTGAGTCAGGTAATCGAAAAACCTGAAGTGCTGTTTGACGTTACTGGCAACGATTACGATATCGCTCTGGTGAATCAAGGTGTACCAGAGTGCTGGATGTATACGGAGACGCACGAAGAAGAAGGCTCCGGCGGGAAGAAGTTCATCCACATCGTTTTCAATGTCAGTGCTTCGGGTGGCGTGTCTAGCGGAGTGCTCATCAATCGCGGCGCAGCAGTGGCAGCGCTGGTGGATTTGTTTGAGGCCGCTGGCCGCGCCGTGATTCTCGACATCGTAGATACTTCTGGGTTTCACAAACAGAAGAAGCGTTACATCTACGAAGCTCACATCCGCGTCAAGAATGCCGACCAACCTCTAGACTTGGGCCGCGTCATCTTCGGTATGGCGCACCCGTCCATGCTGCGTCGGCTGATGTTCTCGGTGCAGGAAGGCATCAAGGAAGTGATGCCGTTCACGCCCGGCTACGGCTCCGTTGAGGAAATTGAGGAGCACGAGCAAGGGGACATTTACCTAGCCGGGGCAATGTGGGGACAATCGCAGTGGGACACACCCGAAAGCGCAAAGGCGTGGATACTGAAGCAACTCACGGAGCAAGGCGTCCCAATCTCTGAAGGAGCGGCAGTATGAGAGTCACAACCTCGTTCGTCCGCAACATTCGCAAAGCGCACTTGCAAGAAGACGGCTCGCCTGCACCCGGACATAAGCATGCAGCCAAAGTGTTGCTGAGTGTTCACAAAGCAATTCAGTTTGGTCTGTACGATGAAGCCATCGAGTACGCCCGCACAGAAGGCTATGACTTGGAAGCCATGTACGAATCCTATCGGAAAGAGCTTGCACAGGTGAAAGCGTTCGGCTCTAGCTCGCTAGGTTTGCGTTCAACGTGGTTCCTCATCGAGCGCATCATGCGCAAGTACGGACTGAAACCGCAAGGCATTGGAGCAACTGCTTAAAAGCCGTAGACAGGCAAGTAAATCCATAAGTGGGAGGAGCTATGCTGGAAATACGCGAACGGCTAGATAACCAGTTCGAGGCACGCAGCGGCAGCAAGATTGCCGTCCTCGACGCTAACCAAATGGAAGCGCTGGTTGCACAGCATGCAGACCTGCACTCACTGCTGCATTGGATGAAGCAGCACCCAACGCAGTGGGCTGTGGTGTCGGGAAAGCCTACATCGGGCGTCAACCGCAGACTCTATGGGAGAGCGTGATGCACTTCTTTAGAGCGCTACTGCACCGCCTGTTTCCACAAAAAGAGACCGTCACGCGCCGATTCCATAACGGGTTCTGGCGCTACGAGTATGACGGACACTCAATGCTGTCCAACCTTGAAATGTCTGATGAGCAAGTCATCAACGCCATCCTGATGGTGAGGAGCGTTAACTAGGAGGCTCTAGATGCTGAACGAATATGGCTGCACCCGCGACAACCGTTGGACGCAAGGCCGTCCAAACACTGAAGTCCCACACGAGGAGCGCACACCCATGTACTTCGTACGCGCCTCTAGCGAAGCCGAGGCTCGCACCAAGATTCAAGCCCGGTTTCCTGATGACACGAGTTTCACCATTGTGCTGACCCGCGAGAACGTCAATCCGATTCTAGACCCAGAGAAGGGAGACAAAGAATGCGTAGCCGCATGACCATGCCCGTCATTCCCACTATCTCGAATGAGGCAGTCCGTGAATACCTCGTTTGGTCGCACCGCATGAACCGCTGGCGCACGATTCGCGTCCGCACCCTGAGCTTCTAGGCCCGCCAATTTCCCGCCAGTTCCACAAATCCCAAAAACAAACATCTAGGAGAGAGTTCTATGTCAGAGCCGAACAACAACCCCGGCGCGAGCAATGGCGCTTCGCAGCAGGACGACAACCACAAACACAACCTCTATCTGGCAACGCTGTCCAACGGAGAAGTCGCGCTTGTGACGGTTTGCCCGGACGATGAGACCGAGTGTGCCGTTGAATTCGCGGAGATGTCGAAGGGCTTCAAAGAGTTCAAGTTCATCGGCAGCTACAACGTTGGTCAGGTGGCAACGTTTTACCCGGAGTCGCGCCGGAAGGCCGAACGCGAGAAGAAGCTGAGAGTCATTGCTGAAGTCATGGGTATCCCGTACGAGCAGCTTCAGCAGCAGGTGGATGCGGTCGCGGCGAAGATGGAGCAGGAAGCCATGCCAGCGCTGAGCGAAGGCGAGAATCTCAGCGAAGGCGACCGAAAGGACATCGAGGAGTTGGAGCGGATTATGAAGCTCCAGCGCCCGACGCCGGGACAGGCGTAAAGCTAGACGGAACCGCGTGTGCGGTTCCTCAGCCCTAGAGACGTGTGCTCTAAGGCTGGGCATTCGCACACTCCTATAAGCCGGATATAAGCCGGAGAGAAACGATATGGCAAACCGCGAGCGCTTCCCAACAAACGCCTACATAGAATTTTATGAGGCGGATGACGACATCCCAACGGCGCGGGTATACTGCTCACATAACGGCTTTCCGACAAGCGCCGCTACGAGATTAGGTGTGGCTGAGCGCCTAAAGAACATGGCTCCCACTAGGCAGACGACTGCTGTGGCAACACGGTACGTCGCAAAATACGGTAAAACTTCGTCTTCGATGTTTACAGCATTCATCGAGGATGCTTCTACGCCGCTAGAGCAGGAAGTTGTCTTCATCTACGCTGTACGTTGCTATGAAGGCCACTTCCACATCACGGTGTTTGAACCATTTTACGAGAACGGGCAAATGACACGTCTACAGCAGTTGCCAGAGAGTATGTGGCGCACGCCTTTCCATAACTGGCGCTATACTTCCGTGGAGGATTTCACAAATGGCCGTGCTCATCAAAACAAACGGTGATGTGCAGCGCGTGACTCCTAAGAACGGTATGGAGTTCACGCTAGAAGAATTGCAGGGGTTCGTGGGCGAGTACATCGAGGCCGTGTATGCGATTCAGCCCGGCAGATTCGCACATCTAGGTGGAGATGATGACATCCAACCCGGAGATGTGATGTTCGTCAACGAAGACGGCAAGCGCAAGCGTCTTCCGTTCAATGAAACAGCGACCAAGCTGTACTTGCATCGCCAATACGATGTAATCGTAGGTGATGTCATTATTTGCCGACCGGGGAAGGAGGTTTCCTAGAAAATGAATTCTCGAAAACAAGCGGCGAAGGAATATGTCGAAGCAGCGCCCACCGGCTCAGTTGAGCGCATTGTTCGGGAGTTTGAGATGTTGGGAGCCGCCGGGATGCACCAAGGCCGCGTTCCCGCCTCCACTGTGCGCTATCTCACACGGCAGTTACGCGCAGCACTAAAGCGAGAGGCTAGCGAGCCTCAGAAGGGAGAATTACACACTCCATGAAGCTCTACCACGGCACGAGCGCTGAAGTGGCCCGCCTAGCTTTGAAAGAAGGGCTGAAACCGCGAGCCGGGCTGACCAACAAGAATGGCAATTGGAAACACACCGTCGAAAGCAACCCAAATTGCGTGTATCTAACCAGTTGCTACGCCGGTTACTTCGCACACTGTGCGACGAAAGACGACAACAGCACTGAGCTAGGAGTCTTGGAAATTGACACTGACCTGCTCGACCAGCAGTTGTTGCTTCCTGATGAAGACTTTCTAGAGCAGGTTAGCCGAGGTCAGCACTGGGACAACCCCAGAATTCAGCGACCCCTAGCTGCCATCGAAAAGAAGCTCAAAGGCAAGGGGAACCTGATGAAAGAGCGCACCATCTGGTTCCGCGAGCACATCTGGTGGTTCGGCGGCGACCTGTGGCAGCATTCCGTGAACCACATGGGAACGTGCTGTCACTACGGCCTCATTCCGCCTAGCGCAATCACGCGGGCATCAATCTTTGACTGGGAGAAGGCGCGGGACATCGGCATGAAGCTGATTGACCCTAGCATTACGCCAATCAACTACAAAATTTGTTCTGACGGCTACAAAGCGGTGACCCGTTGGATGATGGGCGAAGACATCACGCTAGCCGAGTACATGCACCCGTTTCGCCCGGAGATGTACCCCGATGATTCCGTTGCAGACCTAAAAGTGATGTTGGAAGAACACCGGGGTGTCACGATTCTGAAAGGAAACTCCAATGCCGAACACACTGCGCATCAAGGCAAACGAAACCGAGCACGAGGTTGAAACCAAACCTATCACCGTCATCTGTCATTCCGGCGACGTAAACCTCAAGCCACTCTCTGAAGACGTTCTAGAAATCACTCCCACGGAGACCGTAGCGACTGCCGATAATCTGAGCGAGCCGGAATGGGCGCTGCTCAAGACAATTCCGGTCTTTCAAAAAGCGTGGAATTGCGTGTTTCCCGACATCCAACCTCCGGCCACGCTGAAGGGCGAAGGGCTGGGTTACCGGCATATCGTCGGCATGATAATCATGCTGGCGAAAGCCGCCACGATGAACAAGCGCCCTTACGTGCGCTTTCCCGAAACCTATTTGCATCCTAAGGCGCAGTGTGGGTTAGCCGACCTGTTCATTGTGTTTATGCGAGGAGACCGATGAAGTGCGCATTCTGCCTACAAAAAACGCTACGTGAAGCCAAGCGGCGCATGGGCTATGTTGACGCGAATACTTGGGAGCTAGCTTTTGAGAAAGCACCGGACTCCATCACCATTTATTCCGGCAATGCCTTGTGTGCTGACCACTTAGCACTGTACCAAGACTACCAGCCGCAGTAATTCTCAACTTTTACAACCGAGGAAAATTCACATGATTAAGCCTGTCTCAATCGGGCTGCGCATCCTTGCCATTCTGGGCGCAGCACTGCTGCAAATTCTTACAGCACCATTAAGCGCTGTCGGCAAGGTGCTCAGCATTCTAGCGAACGAAGTCCTTCTCCCGGTGACCGCACAGGTTCAGCGGCTCGAAAGTGAGTTGGAGAGAAATATCTAAGACGGGGTGTTTTGTGTCGCACAAAACTGTGTTTCCCAAGTTCACAACGAAAATCAATATGACCACCTAGCTTCAACTGGGCATCCGCAATGGGTAGTGGTGATGACACAAGAAGGGCATCAAGAATTCTCTGGCCTGTTTTTTGAAAAGGTTGAAAATGGCGACTAAGTTCAAAGAGAACCAAGTCCTGAAGCGAGAGATTCGCGTGTACGGCGTAGATGCGCCGGTCATCGCAGAATTCAGCGCCGAAGGAATCCGCATGTACGTAAAAGGCACCAAGATTTCCATGCAAGCGAGTTGGGTGCAAGTCACCGGCTCTTTGCAGACTCCTTCTAACGTGCCTAGTTTCCTCGCTGGCGCTCCGTACGAGTTCCTGAAATACCAATCCAAGAAAAAAGCCAAACGCCAGCAAAAACCCTCGTAACCTCCTCAGAACACAAGCAATAAAATTGCTTGACACGCGATGCCGGGTAATTGTATTGTCTTCACTGTAAGCTCATTACTGAGCATGATGATGGAGAACACCGCTCAGTGAGAGACTCCTGTAACACCCTCTGCATTATGGGATAGAGGCGGGCCGAAATTTTCTTCCTCCGAAAACTGAGGATAAGCCTGCATGACATTCACCAGCCATTCGCACCTGCATCTGCATAGGTTAACTGCCTCATCAGTTAGTCCCAACCCGGTGTTTCTAGCGTTTTGCTGCGTTGGGAATAAGTAGTTCGGACGAACGCGGGGGCACGGTTGTGTTTCGGGTAGGTTGCCGGGAACACGGCTGTGGGAACCACCACACAGGCAGCCTTGGTGTTCAATCCAAATCAGCGAGACGTAACTTGTTAGCTTCACGAGGCGACTCAACCGGGAGTGCTGCCGGTGGAAATAACGCCGGTAGCACACCCCATAAACTCTGCACAATCTGCGGAAAGCAAATCCCTGAAAAACGACTTCAAGCAATGCCAAGCGCGACCGAATGTGTGCCGTGCCTAGAAGCTGCTGGCGACGTTCCGCGCATACGACGCTTCGACCAAGCGACGAAAGAAGGCATCATCGAAATTTCATACCTAGATGGCGACCGCGAAATGGAACGGGCCGTTGCCCGGTTGAATCAGTTGGCCGCTCCAAATGAAGCGTATGAATTGGCAGCCGGAGAGAGCAGTCAGCTAGAGCGCGACGAGCGCAGCAGCGACCTTGGTTTTCACCTGTCCGAGGCGTTTGAAGACGAAGTTGACGACGCACTAGCCGCACATGAGATGTCAGAAGAAGGCCATCGAGCAATCAGCGAAGCGCAGAAACAGCGATGGGCGCAGTACCGCGAGCAGAAAGATGAAGTGCCTACTACTAGCACCATCATCGCGGAGCAAGTGGGCCAAGAAACGCAAACCACAGCTTAGAAGGAAGGCAACGAAAAATGGCACGTTCGTCACTCATCACAATCAAAGACCAATGGGGAGCCAAGTATCGTCTCAGCAAGCATCGCTTGACTGACATAGGAGGCATCTTTCATCGGTACATCACTCGCTCCGAAGTCAGGCGAATCTTCGACCGCAAGCGCCAAGGGGCGCAAGCCCCGGCAAGGGCCGCGCTGGTATCCGGCAACTGTGGGCCGCATTCTCCGTTACAGTCAGTCTGCGCAGACTGTGCAGGAGGCAATTCAGTGAAGGCGAAACGGACATCCGACAAGACGCCGAAGCGCGGTAAGCCAATCAACTGCTGGCTGCACGATGAGGACTTGCAGCGTCTCGACAGACTACGCCGGGCGCTAGCGGCTCGCGGCCACTTTGCTTCCCAGTCTCAGGTTCTCCGCATCTGCTTGCGCATTGCGCGACCGGATGCCGAATTCATCTCAGCTTTCGAGCACGTCCTAGCAGTTGATGGACGCCGCAAATAAATGTTTTTCGGCTGCTCAGGCGGCCAGCAAGACCGCTCGTTGACAACCGACATCACGCCACGACTGGCGAGGCAAGCTGCTGCGCTGCTTCGCCAGTCATTTCTTCATCCTCTATCGCTCGCTGAATGAGCTTGCCCAGCGAGAAGCCAAGACGGAGCCGTAATCCTAGTCACCGTTCACACAAACGGAGCAGCAACGTTCCGTGGCTACATCTGGCGAAGGAAGCTCCACATCGGGTGCAAGCAGTTTACTCCGGCAACCACTGAAATTATTTGCAAGTGGGCCATGAAGAAGGCCGTGAAGAAAGAGACAGTTACACGCCGCAAAACAAAAGTGATGCGTGCAGCGGCTCGCACCAAAAAGCACTAGGGGCCAACGAAAGTCAAATCTAGAAAAGAGGTAGACAACAAAGACGATGGCATCGTCAACCACAATCAAGAACACCAACGGCGACGAGTTCGCTCTGAGCAAGAACCGCCTCACGGATATGCAGTACAGCAAAAACGACGCTTCTGCTCGTCGCTACATCACTCGTACTGCCGTTCGCAAGCTACTCAACAACAAGAACTTCCGCACCAACGGAGCAGACGCGACTGTGACGTATGTATACAGCCGCATCCGTCCTCAGACGTACGGTCACTTCAGCTACATGGAAACAGGTCACTTCAGCTACATGGAAAGAGGAAGGCTCAGCATCGGCTGTCAGGAATTCAGCCGGTACTACACGCGCATCATTCGCCGCTGGGCAACAGCCGTGACGAAGCGCACGCGCACCGTCAAAGCGAAGGCTATGCGTGCAGCGGCTCGCTCCAAGAAGCACTAGCACTAACAGCAAAAACGGGGGCAGTGGGCTTAGAAGCAGCCATCTTTAATGAGTGTTCCGCGAACGGTCTATAAGGCGAACGAGGAGCCAACACGCGCAAGGCCGCAGCTACAACCGTATATCTGCATCGGTGTCCCGATGTGGCGGAAGGCTTGACCGTATTCGCTGGCGAGTAAGAAGCGCCTCTCTACATGAGATGAACTTTGGCGTAACAGCACGCCCCCAATTTCTTTTCAAAAGGATAAAGACCCCGGACTCATGGAAATTCTTAATCCCAACATTCGCAGCGAGTCAGCCCTGAAGCTAGAAGCCGACCTGCATGCGCGGGTTATCGGCCAAGACGAAGCCGTTACTCGCATGGTTGAGATGTACGAGACCTACTTGGCAGGGATGAACAAGCCAAACCGACCGCTGGGAACTTTGATGTTCCTAGGGCCGACCGGCACCGGCAAGACGCGCCTCGTGGAAGCAGTTGCGGAATCTTTCTACGGCGACCCCGGCGCAGTGCTCAAAATTGATTGCTCAGAATTCCAGCACAGCCACGAAATCTGCAAGCTCATTGGCTCACCGCCCGGTTATCTAGGGCACCGCGAGACTCACCCCGCGTTAGCTCAAGACCTGCTTGACCGCTGGCACACCGATTCTTTGAAGGTTTCTCTGCTGCTGTTTGATGAAATCGAAAAAGCAAGCGATGCGCTTTGGAAGTTGATGTTGGGAATCATGGACAAGGCCACTCTCACGATGGGTGATAACCGTCGCGTGGACTTCTCCCGCACCTTCATCTTTATGACTTCCAATGTCGGCGCTGGTGACATTGCGAAACTGCAAGGCTCACAGTTTGGCTTCGGCACGCAGTCATTCGCTGCGGACGACGCCCACCACTCACAAGTAGAAAGCACCGCCATCGCTGCGGCGAAGCGCAAGTTCTCGCCGGAGTTTATGAATCGCATTGACAAGATGGTGGTGTTCCGCACGCTGACGAAGACTGATATCGAGCAAATCCTTGAACTAGAACTAGCGAAAGTTCAGGAACGGATTTTGAAATCTGGCAAAGGGTTCCTTGTCACATTCTCGAAGGAAGCCAAGAAAGCCCTGCTGGACGAGGGTTACAACGCAGAATATGGCGGACGAGAACTGAACCGTGTCATCGAGAGAAAGATTGTTCAGCCTCTAGCTCGCCTAGCTTCTTCTGGTCAAGCCGGGCCAAACGAAATCGTTGCGGTGACTTACAAGAAAGGCGAATACAGGTTCACACGCGAGCTTATCAAGCCGGAAGTATCGGCGGTTTTCGAGAGATTAGCGGAAATTCCGCTGCAACCAACATCCGCAAAGGAGAGAGGAAAATGGTGGAACAAGGCGTAGAAGTCAACCTCTGTGACAACTGTGGCTATGACGTTGAAGAAACCATCTTCTGCGTCTTTTGCGGGCGCAATCACTGCCTCTCCAACGGCTGCCATCACAAACACCTGCAACGCAGCGCGTACTGCGTGCAAATGGCGGCAGCCGCGTGACAAACCTAGAAAAGCTAGCGCTTGTCATCGGTGACCTGACTACCCTGCGGGAGCAATTACGCAAGGACATCAACCGCATGGAGGAAAGCGGCGGAAATAGCGAAGCGTTCTTGAAAGCGCTGGACGAAGACGAACTGCGTCTTTCAGACGCGATGCGCCACGCACGCCTCGCCTACAGGCACCTAGCCAATTGCAGCCATCCCGAAAATTGCGGCTGCACAGACTGCATTACTAACCGCTCCCTGAAGTGGGGACATGGACATGGCTGAAATTCTAGACCTTGACGAATTACTGAAGGGTGACAACTCCGAAGCCGAAGTGCTGACGTTCTACAAAGGCACCGTCACTCTGTATTACGACCACAGGTTGCACGCCTACTACAGGGTTGACCCGAAAGAGGGCCGAATCCTTATCCCCGGCGCGACCACAGTGACGGCCACGATTGACAAATCCGGGCCGTTGACTCAGTGGGCTGCGAACGAGGCGTGCAACCTTCTGCGGACGAAGATTCTGCCGGGTGAAACCTACACGGCAGAGCAGCTTGAAGCGCTGTTCAACGAAGCACGCTTCAACTTTCGCAAGATTTCCAAAACAGCGACAGACATCGGACACATGGCGCATCGTTGGCTAGAAGACCGTTTGCACGCGCAAATTCGCGGCGAACACTTCACGGCGGCGCTGCCTGACAACGAGAAGGCCGTCAACTGCATCAACTCGGCGCTCGATTGGATGGAAAAGCATCAATTCACCGCCAAGACATCGGAAATCAAAGTTTATTCCCGCATGTATGACTACGCGGGAACGATGGATTGGGACGGCTGGTTTACCGGCTGCGGAGACCCGGAGTGCTCTAGCTGCTGGTTCATTGGAACGCAGCGCGTGTTTGTCGTGGGCGACTTCAAATCTAGCAAGGCGCTTTATGACGAATACCGCGCACAGCTTGCAGCGTATCAACATGCCCGGAGCGAGGAATTTCCCGAACTGAAGTATGACGGGAGGCTCTTGCTTCAGATGGGTAAGGAAGACGGCAAGTTCAACACGATGTTCATGCCTCACGAGGAGTTTGAGGCTGACTTCACCGGCTTTCTAGGCGCTCTAGCGACGTTCAACTGGATGAAGCAGTTGACACTCGAAAAGAAGGCGGCGAAGGATGCTGAGAAGGCCGCTAAGTTGAAAGCCGAAGAAGCATCCGGCAAAAAGCCGCACAAACCGCGTGTTCCGAAGGTCATTATCCCCACTACCGGCTACACGCCGATTCCCGTTGAAGCCTAGGAGGACTTTTTTGACTCTCTACGATTTGCGACAGCAAGTGTTTAATCGCGTGACCGACCATCTGCTTTCGCAGCAGAAAAAGTCAATGACTGTTACCACCAATCTCCCCGATGGGCAGTGCCGCTATCGCAGCGATAGCGGTCTGAAATGCGCCATCGGTGCGCTTATCCCCGATGACAAGTATCAACCCGATATGGAAGGATGCACCGCTCCGGCACTGATTCAGAGATTCGGATGGGAAGCCGTAGGGCTGGATGGCAGCAATCTTACGCTGGATGAACAGTATTCGCTGCGGTGTTTCTTAGACAATCTTCAATGTGTGCATGACCTGTACGCCGTTGAGGATTGGAAGAAAGAATTGCTTGCCGTTGCGATGAAGTACAAGCTCGACTACCCAATCACTCTGCTCGACTGACCCTTCTAGGAGACGAGAAATTGAAGTGCTGGTTCTGCAACGAAGACCTAGTTCTAGGAGCACCTTGGAGAGAAGGTGCCATCGGCACTCTAGTCGCACAGGCCGAGTGCCATAACTCGTCATGCAAAGCGGTTTTCAAAGTTGAAATGACATGCCGCTCTGTGGGACAGCACGAAGATAGCCGCGTGGTGACGGAGGCAATTCAGCGGCTACAGCAAATAGAACAAATAGAACAAGGAGGCTAACGTGTTGAAAAGCACAAACACCGCACTGGCTAAGGTGATGCAGCGACTACGGCGGTCGGCGGATTATGAGCGACCGAGTAACCCGAAATTGTCCGCACGTCTTGAATGGTTAATCGAGCTTGTGTTCCTTGCCGAGTCGCCTAATCTGAAGGAACGCGCACAGGCATTCGCGGAGTCTTTCAACAATGAATAAGCAAGTGCTGTTGCTGCTTGTCGGCCTTCCTGCATCAGGGAAATCAACAGAAGCCAAGAATCTAGAAGCTGAGGGTTGGGTTCGCGTCAATTGGGACGACATTCGGCTAGAACTCAATCCTGAATATCGTTTCAGTCACGAGACCGAAAAGCAAGTGCGCCGCATCGCTGAAGACCGGGCATTGTCAGCCCTAGCTGCTGGCAAGAGCGTTGTCGTGGACAACACCAACCTGAACCACAGAACCCGCGAGCGCTGGCATCAGCTAGCGCAGAGTGTCGGCGTTCCTCTTGTGATGGACTCGTCATTTCTAGATATTCGCATCGAGGAACTGATTCGCCGGGACGCGCAACGTGAAGGCAAAGCGCGGGTGGGCCGTCATGTCATCGAGCGCATGGCGCTGGACAATGGGCTGCTTCATTTTCCCGTAGACAAGCAACTGGTCTTGGTGGACATGGATGGCACCCTGTCCGATGTGCGGGCGCGTAGACAGTTTGTAGAGTCACGCCCTTGCACAGCGTGCAACGGAAACGGCGGCACTCAAGATTCTCGCTGCCCTACTTGCAGGGGCACCGGCAGAGCAAAAAAAGACTGGAACGCTTTCTTCGAGCACTGCAACGAAGATGAACCGATTGAAGCCGTTCTGAAGTGGGTGAAAGCTCTAAGCGAGTCCAAGGAATACGAAGTCGTCATCGTGTCAGGACGACCGATGGACAAGGCCGGGTTCAAAACAACTACTTGGCTAGAAAAGTACGGCGTCAAATATCGCCACATCTTCATGCGCAAGGGCGGCGACAAGCGAGACGACACCGTGGTGAAACAAGAAATTCTAAACCGACTCCCGAAGGAGCGCATCGCCTTCGTGATTGATGACCGCCAACGTGTTGTTGATATGTGGCGAGCAAATGGAGTCAAGGTCTACCAAGTTGCAGAAGGGAATTTCTAAAATGTCGCGCATCGTTGAGAATGTCATCCACAAGCACAAGTTGCCGTTTCAAGTCGGAACGTACCTTCTCCCACTACACCCGAAGGCTGCCGTGCTGGACGTTCAAATCCAGCGCGGCAATCTCATTCTTTGGGAGATTCACCCAGACGATTTCGACGCCAAGCCAACGGTTCCTAGGGTGATTATCGTTGCCTTTACCGGCGTCCCGTTCGGAGATAGCTCTAAAACCTACGACTGCATTGCCACATTGCAAGATGCAAATGGTCTCGTGTGGCACATCTTGGAGGAACTGAAATGAAGGTGCTCAAAATCATCGGTCGCTATCTCGGTCTTCCCTTTCGCGCTATCGCAGCCGTGCTTCTACCTGTCGGCTTCGTCATGGCGCTTGCCGTGGACAATAGCTTAGCGTTGAACTGCACACCGCGCCAGCTTTTACATTGGGTGTGGACTGCGGAAGGATTTGGGCAGAGCTAGGGGGCCAAAATGCAACTTATCAGGTTCATCGTCACGAATCACATGAACAAACGCCTAGAGCAGCGTACTCGTGCATTCCGCTTCCCGGTTGGGGGCGAGACGATGCGCCTGCTCTACTGCGGCGAGCGTGGCTGGGCATGGCACAACCGCGACGGCGTAGTAATGGGAGAAGTATTCCCGCAGTCAGACGGCTCCGCTGCGTTCGTTGCGAAAACCATCCTTACGACAAAGCAATTCGATTCAGTTGTAAGCCCTGCACGTACCGGACACCCGCTGTGCTGGCGGGAATATACCGTCAGAGAAATTGCGCACATGGACAGTGCCAAGGAAGAAGGTCTTCAACTCAAGAAGACCCTGCCCGCGCCGGAGAATTGGTCAAAATGCTCATCTCTCAACTGCTCGATGTTAACCTTCTCAAGCAGCACATTGATAACGGGCTAATTTCCGTTCAGCAGCATCCTGAACTTCCTCTTGAAATCTACAACTACACGCCCTACGCCCAGATTTATGGGACTTGGGGTGACGGCACAATTGATTATTGCCGTGGACTAATTGTAGACAAGCAAGGGAACGTCATTGCACGCCCGTACAAGAAATTCCACAACCTCAACACCGCTTCTATTCCCGAAACGATGGAAGCGAATCTACCTAACGTTCAGCCTTTGGTTCTAGAAAAGCTAGACGGCTCGTTAGGAATTCTTTACCAGTACGGCGAGTACGTCGGCATAGCCACTCGCGGCTCGTTCACTTCCCCGCAGGCGAAGTGGGCGACTAACTGGCTGCGTGCGAAGCGCGAACCTATCCCATTTTCGTTCATGGTGTGGCCTGAAGGCTGGACGCCTCTGTTCGAGATTATCTACGACGAAAACCGCATCGTGTGCAAGTACGACTTCGAGACGTGCATTCTGACCGGAATGGTGAACATCCGAACCGGGGCGGAAATGGGTTACGAAGAACTGTGGAAGTGGGCCAAAGCAAATGGTGTCCGTGTCGTTCAGCGTTACTCGAAATCATTGTCTGAGGTTGCCACTGAAAATGAAGCCGGGCGCGAAGGATATGTGCTGACCTACTCGCGTGGCTCGTCATGCCCGCCCGTCAAGGTTAAGGTGAAATTCGAGGACTATGTTCGACTACACCGCATCGTGACGGGCGTGAATCCTAGAGCGGTTTGGGAGTTGATGTCCGAAGGCAAAGACGACCAGATTCGCGTTTGGATTAACGATGAGACCATGCCAGAGCATTTCCGTGCTTGGCTCACGGAGTGGCGTGACAAGCTCGACCACGAATACCACCGGATTCTAGAAACGGCACACGAAGTTTACATCAACCGACCCGTACACAACGGAGACACCCGGCTGCACCGCAAGGCGTGTGCGTTTCACTTCAACCAGCCAGAGAGTCGGCAGTACGCCTCGATTTGCTTTCAAATGCTAGACGGCGGCGACCCCACAGCGACCATCTGGAAGATGATTAGACCGAACTGCACAAAAGACGAGTCCTTCAGGAGAGACGGCGAATGATGTTGCCGATTTGTCCTGTGTGCAAAGGGCGCGGCGAGGTTGAGGCTGGAATCACAGGCGGCTTTGTCAAAACCGGAGAGACGGACGAGTACGGCGCAACGGGCGGGCACCCGACTTGGGTTAGGCCCAATCCTAACGCCGTAGATAAACAGGGCCGCATCTGGTTTCTAGACATTAACCCGCTCGTGCTGCTGTGGAGTACGGCTGTCTGCCAGCCGTGCAATGGAACAGGTATGGATATGAAGGAGATTCTCGGCAAATGAACTCAATTAAGCGTCTTATCGCAGGCATGGCTAGGCGGCGGCTAGCAAAGATGGGCTGGTGTGCCGTGCATGACTGCGAAATGGACTGGCAAGAATCCATTGCGCAACTCGCTGGAAGCCCGACATACCGTTGCATGCTGTGCATTCAAGACGAACGTGAACAGCAAGAGCGAGCTTCACGCGAATACGCGGAAGTGGTGCGAAAGGCGCGTGATGCTTACCGGGACATTTACAAGCGCAACATGGGAGTTTCTCAATGAAAAACATCGCTGTGGTTGGCGACACGCACGGAGAGATTCTCAGCATGTACGAGTACCTCATCAACCTAGAAGACCGGCTAGGAATGAAATTCGACGCCGTGCTTCATGTCGGTGACCTCGGAGTGGGAAGCAGGCAATTCAATCTGTTTTGGACACGCCATCTGCCAGCACCTATTACGACGTACGTTAACCCCGGCAACCACGAAAGCTACCGGCTTCTAGATGCTTGGATGCAAGACCCGCAGCGTGTCATCAACATGACGCTTCTGCCTGACGGGGGCATCACAGATGTTCTAGGAATCAAGGTCGGCTCAGTTTGGGGAAACTACAGCCCCAAGAGCTATGAAAACAAGGGGCGCATTCTGATGGCCCGTATGAGTCTGCTGAATCATGGTGGGCAGCGGATGGGGGCTAATGCTGCCGCACTGCATGTGCGTAAATCTGCTGTTGACAAACTAGCGGACGCGGGCAAGTTCGACGTGCTCATTACCCATGAGGCTCCATTCGGCATGCAGCCATTACCCAAGCAAGGTGACTGCCCAGAGAAAATAAAGAAGATTCTAGGACTCGACCCCGACGAAGAAGCCAGCGGTTGCCCCGGCTTCAATTACCTGCACCGCAGCGGCGAGCCTCGGTTCCATTTCTTCGGCCACTACCACAAACACCGGGTGGTGCAATTGTCCGGCCCTAGGGTTGTGGCGCTCAATGCTTTCAACTACGACCCTGCAACTTCTATCGAGATTGTGCAGTACGACGAGAATATAGGCGACCTGTTCACCATCAACCAACGACCAATTCCTACGGAGGGCTAGATGTCAGTTAGTGGAGCGTTTCCTGAAGACGATGTGCTGTACGACGAAGAAGACGAATCACTGCCGTATCCTGAAGAAGATGAAGAAACAGAAATCATCTACGAAGATGCAGAGCAGCTATCCACTCTGTCATTCCTGAACCGTCTCTGTTTGTAAAAAACCACCACAAAACAAACTATAAGTCTTCGCCCGACAGCCAAGCGGTGTTAGTTTACCATGAAAACGCTTAACTGTCAAGAAGAAAAATTGCATGGAGGTTAGAATGGCTGATTTTGCATGCCCAGTTGTGCGCGTGGATGACGTGCAACCTATTGAAGGAGCAGACTTTATCGTAGCCGCGAACGTCGCGGATTACAAGTGCGTCATCCAGAAAGGCAGTTTCAACTCCGGGGATTTGGCCATCTACATCCCCGAAGGCTCTATCGTGCCGGTAGACATCCTCGAAGAACTGGGACTGACCGGCAAGCTGGCTGGCCCGGCCAAGAATCGCGTCAAGGCCATCAAGCTGCGCAAGACGCTTTCGCAGGGCTTGCTCTACCCGTACAGCAAGGTGCTTGCTCGGATAGGAGAAAGCGCCGGGGCCACAACTCTGTGTCTGTGCGAAGGCGCAGACTGTGCAACAGTTTTGGGCGTCACGAAGTACGAGCCGCCCATCCCTGCACACTTTGCAGGACAGATTCAGCGGCCTCGCGGCGACTTCAACCTGCTGCGGTACGACATTGAGAACATCAAGGCGTACAAGCGCGTCTTCCAAGAAGGCGAGCCGGTCGTGATGACCGAGAAGATTCACGGCACGCTCATGCAGGCGGTGTACTGGCCTGCAACTGACCAGTTTGCTGTTTCTAGCAAGGGACTAGGGGCACGCGGGTTCATCATCGAAAACAACGAGGCCAACGCCGGGAATACCTACATCCGGGCTGCCAAAAAGCACGATTTGGAATCCAAGCTCCGCAAGCTCTGCACGAAAATGCAGGAGTTCAACGGAGAAGGTAGTGCTCCAATCGAGGCAATCTTCGTGGTCGGTGAGGTCTACGGAAACGGTATTCAGGACTTGGGCTACGCGACCGACCTTGGTTTCCGAGTGTTTGACATCTACGTTGGCAAGCCGGGGCAGGGTCACTTCCTCAGCTACGGGCCACTTCAGCTTTGGAGCCGATTTGCGGGCCTCGAACTGGTTCCAGAGGTCTACCTAGGCCAGTTCACCCGCGAGGCGCTAGAAACGGCTACAAACGGCGTAGAAACGGTATCTGGGTGTGGAGTCAACCTGCGGGAAGGGGTTGTAGTGAAACCCCTGTTCGAGAGGGAAGACCCCAAGCTGGGCCGCGTCATCCTGAAGTCGGTCAGCGAAGCCTACCTGCTCCGCAAGGCCAAGGACGGCAAAGAAGTCACCGAATACCAGTAAAAGCGTAGACAAAGAAAACGCTTGACACACCAAAAGGTGAGTGGTATGATGTATGTACCCTCATAAATGAAGGTGAGAATGAGAGAAGTGTTTTTGCCCAAAAGCATGGGCAGGGAGGTTTAACCATGAGCACTGATTTGGTTCGCATTGACCCGAATCAAGCCCTTGCCCGCGCTGTGAACGAGGGCGGGGTTGGGTTTGAAGATACCCTCATCAAGCCCAGCTTCATCGAACTGATTCACAAGAGCAGCACCCGCCTCGGCGTTGCCAGCGGTTTTGATGTCGAGAAGGGTGTTGACCGGGAACTGAAGGTCGGTGACCTGTACGATGTGCGCAGTGGGCGCATCTACAGCGAAATCCGTGTCGTTCCTCTGCGCTTGCGCAAAGGCCGGGCGAAGTTCATCAAAGGTGCGGGCTTGAAGGCGAAGCCCGAATGTCGCTCGAACGATGGCATCGTTCCTAGCCCCTTCGTTGAGTTTCCGAAGGCAAAGACCTGCGCGGAGTGTCTCTACTCCAAGTGGAACGGCAAGCAGAAGCCGGAGTGTTCCGACAAGTGGAACCTGATGTTCATTCAGCGCGAGACGATGTTACCTCGCATGATGAACATTAGCGGCACCAGCATCTCGCCCCTGAAAGCTCTGTGGACGCAGATGGCTGAGGACATGCAGATGGAGAAGACTCTGCTGATGCAGGACATTCAGCAGGGCAAGAAGCCAGAGGAGAGCAAGCACAAGGTTCTCAATCTCTGGGATTACAGCTTCACCATCAAGCCGGTCTTTGTGCCGCAAGGCAATGGCGGCTTCAGCTACCACGTTCTCACGTTCCCCAGCGTGAAGCGTGTCGCCAACCCCGGAGAGTTCGGCCCGCTTTATCAGCAGTACGTGCTCAGTGTCGAAGCGCGGCGCTACGAGCAGCAGATGGAGCAGGAGATGGAAGCGCAATTCGGCAGCGGCAACTCGCAAAGCGAAACCGACCCGGTTGTGCAGGTCTAAGAAGTAGACACACACACAAGCCTCTGGTGGAGGGGCCGCAACGCCCCCGAAAAATCAAGGGAGCCGGGCTGAGGCTTACCGGCTCCTAAACTTTTCTAGGAGACATTGAGGATGTCAACGATTTTAGCACTTGGAGTTATCGCGGTCATCGCGTTTTTTGTGATGAAGAAGTATTTCCCGCGCACGCTGTCCAATCTCGAAGCTAAGGGTTCTGCCGCCGCACGTCATGCGCTGCACGAGGAAGAAGTTCTGCGGGCGAAGGGCACCGCGATGGCCCTACGCACTGCCAATCAGGTTCTGCACGCCGCGATTGACGAAGCGGAGAAGATTGCCGCTGAAGTCCACGAGAGTCAGGACGCGGTTGACGCACGACGGTCTACACGAACGGTAGGCAAATCTGATGTAGGAGAACTGGGTTGGTTCGCTAGTTGTCCGCTACGCCGTTGTCGTCTAATTGGCAGGACGCTGGCTGTCGCGGGCTTTACAGACTATCCCCGCCTGAAGCGGATTAGCACCTGTACCCTGCTCAGCCTGAAATGTGGGTTCGACTCCCACCAAGGGCAGCAATCCAGAAGGCTCCGCACACTGTGCGGCGCAGACTTAAAACGAGGCGTCAGTAACACGCCTATCCTACATACGTGCTTTCGTAAAAATATATTCTTTTAAGTGCTGCGGGCGAGTGGACACGGATAACCATGTTGCGCTCATAACGCAAAGATAGCCGGTTCGACTCCGGTGCCCGCAACCAAGTTTGCCCTAAAAAATCAACGCAACGGTTGGGCGACTAGCCGCAAAAAGTCGTCTAGGAATGTGCAGACGAGAAACCAAGTAAGCTGCAAAGTCGAAAGCAGTGAATCTTTCAGCGCTATAAGGTCGGGATGAAACGCCCCGGAGCATAAGCTGTAAGTAGGCGGGGGTTGTGATTCAACCCTAGGGCAAAACATGAAAGGGGTAGCCGTCCGTAAGGGGCGAGCATATTCCGTGGGGCGCGAAATCGGTCAACCCAAAACGCGCAGACATTTAGCCGGATTGGTGAAATTGGTAGACACAGCAGACTTAGAATCTGCCGCCGCAAGGCGTGGGGGTTCGAGTCCCTCATCCGGCACCAAACTAGGAGAGAAGCGGACAATGAGCGACCCAATTGAAGTTCGCATGTTGGCTGAGCAGTCGCCGCGTGTCGAGACCGGGCCAGTGAGGTTCGGTACTGACTGGACAGGCACGTTTGTGCGCGGAGATGACGCTTTTATGTTCGCTTACTTTCTTCGCAATCTGCTTGCTAATCCGAACGACTTCATAGCGCGAGTAGCTATGATAAGTCTCGCCAACTTGTTGGAGCAGTGCGACGAACGCAAGCTATACCCCGACGGTCGGGAAAATAGCTAGAAGAAATACCCCCAACATCTTGTGCTTGACACCTACCTGAGCGCCAGAATAGCCTTAGCGAACGAAAAGCGAAACCAGCGAGGCAGGCTATGAACGAGATTTTGGCGCAAATCGTTGAGCAGTATGGCGATAACGGGGTGCTTATCGTTCCCAAGACGGTAATGCACCCAAACGAAAGAGTCGAGATTGTTGAATGTTTTGACCACGTTAGGGTGCGGCTGAATATGCCTGAATACGCCGAGCCGGAGCGCTAACTGGTTTTGGAACACCCACAGGCCGACGCGGGAACAACTGGTGCAAGGCGTCGTTAGCGCATTGGCCTGAAGCTGGTTAATCCCGCAAGTTTTTAGGCGAGTAGCTCAGCCCGGTTTAGAGCAAGCGATTGATAATCGCTAGGTCGAAGGTTCAACTCCTTCCTCGCCTACCAACAACAACCTTCTACTACTTCGTCTATTGGTAAGACACACTTCACGGAAAACGTGGAACAGGGTTCGATTCCCTGAGTGACCGCTTAGAGGGTTCACTGCAAATCACAGCGCGGAAGGTGCAGGGCCGAGAGCCAATCTAGGCGCAGTACGGCTTGGTTCTCGAAAGAGCGATAGCAAGTCTCGGTTGAGCCAAGCCGCGCCTTTTTAGTCGGAGGAAGTCTTATGTCAATTCCGCGAATGTTAGCGGATTCATTTCTGTTTTTCGGTGTCGTAGGTGTCGTGAACATTCTCATTGCTACTCTCCTAGCGACGTTCAAACGTACTTGGAGACCGCATGCAGACGGAGTTTTTGGGCTTGTCGTGTTCACGGTCATCACGTTGGTCGTCGGCGGTATCATGTACGCCAACACCTAGACCAACCAAGATTGATTCGTATGAAGTAGTGCTTTACCGATTCGGACGCGGGCTGCGATGCCCGCCACGTCCACCATAGCCGCTCAGAACAACAGACCCGGACAGTTAAGCGCACCTGTGCTTCTAGGGACTGCCATCATGCGATAGATGGGCTGAGCGGCTTTGATGGGCGTGCCAAGTTTCGACGGGTTGGTTGAAGGTGCTATGGACGAATCCGTGAGCCGACTGACGTAATCAGCGGACAAAAACAACTGCCAAGCCTTTGGCTATGGCTGCGGCGGCTGCTTAATCAGCAGCTAACGCACTGAGTGACGGCGACTCAGTTCCTCAACGCCCTTGGCGGGGTGCAATGCCCGCCAAACTATTTCTTTGAAAATCTGCAACGGCTGTAATCATAACAAGCCTGATGATGACTTTGCCTTCCAGAACAGGGAGAAAGGGCGGCGTCAGTCAAAGTGCAGGCAGTGCTTCAAAGGTATTCACGCCTCTAGGAAAAAGGCAGACCCGGAAATTGACCGCAAGAAATACCGCAGCGCTAAAAGCGTAGAACGCCGCTCCCGCGCATTCGCCTACATGATGGAATACCTGACCACACACCCATGTGTGGATTGTGACGAAGCTGACCCGTTGGTGCTTGAGTTCGACCACGTTACTGGCGAGAAGAAGCGCGATGTTACAGGCATGACTGCTTGCGGCTTAGAGGCAATAACAGCAGAGATAGCAAAATGTGAAGTACGCTGCGCAAACTGTCACGAACGACGAACACAAAAGCAGTTTAACAAGCGCAAGTATCAGTACATCAAATCAATGGAGGAGTTATGCGCAACAACAATCGAGGAAGCATTATAGGCGGCTTGTTCGCACTAGGCGTGATGCTGACGCCGGTTCTTCTCTGGCTGACATTCTGGGCCGGGGTGATTTACACGGCTGTGCATTTCATTCGCAAGTTTTGGTAGAGCGGCGATGTCAAGACCGAAGCGAGTGTGGGTCTACCGCAATCTCAAGCATGGCAAGAAAGCCCGCCCGCTGTACTCAATCATGCGCAACGGACGGGTCATGGCCCGGCGTCATCGCGTCTTGCTGACAGGTGTGCAGTTCATCGTTAGAGAGGCCGGTCGGCAACGAGTTCTACGCGAGCGGCGTAAGAACGTACACGCTTTCGCCGTAGGTTTTCTAGCCGGAAGCAAAGGTGCGTTCGGCACCGACCACAACGACAAGAAGGGCTTCCCAGTGAAGCTCAAATACAACCCTTACGAGGGGAGCACATTTAGGACTCTAGACGGCGAGCCGGTCAAGGGCGCACGAGGAGTTCTTCTAAACGAGCACGGCATGTCCGCGTGCTACTTGGAGTGAAGCAAGAAATGGCGTCACCGAAGTTTACGTATCACTGCGCCGATTGCGGCGGGCCTGCAAAAAGAAACCGCTAGAAGCGCGTAAAGATTGGAAGACAGCACAGGTCACCGAATTTGGCGGTCTAGGAGGCTGGCGCTGCACAGTGTGCAAGCGAGCGGTAAAGGTCATTCGCAAGAAAGTCACGGACAATTCTCAGAGAGGAAAATAATTGTGTCATTTGAAACCGCTTTAAAAGGCTTGGAAAAAGAAATTACCGGCTTGGGTATTCAGCCGGAAGATGTGCGCAATCAGAACAGCGAAGCACTGACGAAAGTGCTTGACCAGTATTCGTCTGGTGAGATGCGCGAACTCATCGCTATCAACTTTGTCGCCATCGCGGTGAGCACGATGTCGGCTGAGCAATTCAAGCCCATGCTCGCGGCTGCCGACAACTTCTTGAAGACGCTTTACGACGCCTTCAAAGAGGCAACTGCCAACCAAGAAGAAGCTCCGGTCGCGGAGTAATTGCCTTCCGGGGGTGATGGACGAACTGGCTAAGTCCAGCGGTCTGTAAAACCGCCTCCCCTACGGGGAATGGAGGTTCGATTCCTCCCGCCCCCACCAAGTACGGTGACGGAAGTATGGAAGACACTTGGCTTCAGCCAGTAGTGGGTTCGAGTCCCATCCGTCACCCCAAGAAAATCCTAGATGACAACTGAAATCGAAGTGAAAGTCACATCGTTCACGCCTGAAGTCGCGGCGCGAGCGCAGTTCGTAAAAGAACGCATCACCCAAATCAAGGGCCAGCTAGAAGACAACTTCTTCGACTTGTGCGACCTGCTTCTTGAAGTGCAGGAGAAAGACTACGCCCGCAATTGGGGCTATGACTTTGGCGCGTGGGTTGAAGAACAGAGCGGCTTGGACATGAGCGCTCGACAGGCTTACTACCTAGCGAACATTGCTAAGAAGGCTAGGACGCTCGGTCTGTCACGCGGCGACTTGAAAGGTACAAAGATTTCCAAACTGAAGGAAATCTTCACGCTCAACCCTGAACAGCATGGCGAACAGATGAAGCAGTTAGTCGCCGGGGCCATTCAAGGTGATTCTCTAGAAACCATTAAAAACAAGGTGCAGGAAGTTAGAGCGCAGGACGGCATGGAGCCGTTCACGTATCTGAACTTGCGCATTCCGCGCTCAGTAAAGGATGAAACCGTTGACCCGGCGTTTGAGCTAGTCCGGCGCATGTACGGCAACACCCGCGATGCTGAGACCGGAGAGTTAATGGATATCAACGATGCGAAGTGCATCGAGCTAATCTGCGTGGCTTACCTGCAAGACCCGAACAACTACCCGGAGAATCAGGGTAAGGAGTAGCAGTGAGGGCCAAGCGCAGCCGCTTAGTGCTGCCGAAAAAAGAATACAAGAAGCTGTGTGACAGGGTTCATCAACGGGATGGGTGGCGCTGCAAAGTGCCGTGGTGCAAAGCCCGCGAACAGCTTAATGCTCATCACATCACCTTCCGCTCACAAGGCGGGGATGACGCCAGCTACAACATGATAACGATGTGCAAGCGCTGCCATCAAGCGCTGCACGACCGCTACATCATCATTCGCCCGTTACGAGACGGGCAAGAAATCAACGCCGACGAGGGAGTGAAATGGGAATTTGTCAACGGCTGGTTTCCCAACAGACGGCAGTAAGGCTCACGAAGAAAGCTCGAATCCTTGAATTGTTCAAGGAGCACATCGGGCAGGAATTCTCAAGCAACAATCTGCACGCGACATTCGGAAGTGCCTTTAGAACACGAGTGAGCGAAATCAATCTAGACCCATCTAGCCCGGTTCGCATTCTCAACCGCTCAATGCCGTCTGGGGATTCGGTCTACTGGGCCGTGGGGAAGACAGTATGAGCACTACCGCAGCAATTTTGAACGCCGTAGAAGCGGCGGCTGACCCTGAATGGAAGGCGGCATTCCGTGACGCCGTGCTTCGAGTTGCGCGTCGGAAGAATATGTTCAGCGCGATTGATGTGTGGCAAGAATTCGATTCCGGGTCACACCCAACAGCAAGGAATAACCACGCCGTAGGCCCAGTGCTTAATAGCATTGCCCGCGAAGGCTTGATTACTGCTACCGAGTCGTTCACGACCGGCGACGGTCTGGGCCAAGGCTCACGCACGCGAAGCCCTATCCGCGTGTGGCGCTCGAACATCTTCCAAGGATAGCTAAATGCTTAACCGACCGTATCAGAACGCCGCGCTGAAGGAGAGCTACAACAAGTATGCCCTAGGTGTCACTAGGCAGCTTATCGTTCTCCCGACCGGCACTGGAAAGACGGTCGTGTTCGCAAACCTACCGAATCACCACGGTCTCCGTGGGCGCATCATGGTGCTGGTTCACACCGAGGAGCTTGTCAATCAAGCGGTAGACAAAATTCGCAAGTGGAATCCAAGCTACAATGTTGACATCGAGAAGGCCGAGCAGTGGACCAGCACCAACGCGAATGTCATCGTTGCGTCCGTTGCGACTCTAGGACGCGAGGGCAGTGAGCGCCTCAAGCGCTTTAAGCCTGAAGAATTCGACGCAATCATCTGCGACGAAGCGCACCATTCTACGGCTGACAGCTACATCCGCATCTTCAACCACTTCGGTCTGCTGGCCGACAACAACAAGAAGTTGCTTGTTGGTGTCACGGCAACGCCGAATCGTGGTGACGGAGTTGGGCTTAATCTGGTTTACGACGAAATCGTTTACCAGATGTCCATTCTAGATGCGATTAAGCAGGGCTGGCTCTCTGACCTACGCGGTATTCGCATCACGACGGATACCAGCCTAGACAGTGTTAAGACCCGCGCTGGCGACTTCGAGACGGGTGACCTTGGCCGCACGGTCAATACTCCTGCTCGCAATCGGCTGATTGTTGAGGGCTGGCAGAAGTACGCGCAAGACCGGCAAACGGTCGTGTTCTGCGTGGATGTTCAGCACGCCAAGGACTTAGCAGATGAGTTTATGCGGGCCGGTATTCCGTCGCAGGCGGTTTGGGGCGATGACCCAAGCCGCGAGGAAAAGCTGAAGGCACACAAGGCGAAGACGCTGCGTGTGCTCTGCAATTGCAACGTGCTCACTGAAGGCTACGATGACTGGCAGCTTGCCTGCATTGTCACCGCTCGCCCGACGAAAAGCCCGTTGATGTTCGCGCAGCAGATTGGGCGCGGCACTCGCATTCCAGAAGGCATTGACAATCTGGTTGAAGCTAGAAAGAAAGGCGTTCCTCTAGCTAAGACGGATTGCATTGTGCTCGACGTGGCGGATGTCACGATGAAGCACAGCCTCGTGTCCCTGCCGGGCTTGCTGGGGATGAACCCCAAGCTCGACTTGAAGGGCAAGTCTGCGGTTGCTGCTTTAGAAGAAATAAAAGCGGCTCAGCAACAGCACCCGAATGCGGATTTCAACCAACTCACCGACATCACGAAGCTCAAGACTTTTGCGCAGGAAATTGACCTATTCCGGGTTACCTACTCGCCAGAGGTCGTCAAGCATTCGAGTAACGGTTGGGTGCCTACCCTAGATAACGAGGGGTACGTGCTCTACATGCACGGCGGCGAAACACTCGTCATCACCAAAGACCTGCTGAACAAGTATCACATCATCGGCACGGTGCGTGGTGCGCAGGTTCATCTGATTGCAGATGACCTAGAGAGTGCGTTTGCGAACGCTGATGCAATGGTGAGACAGCTAGGCGGAAAGTTCTACGCCAACCTGACGAACCGAGATGCGGCGTGGCGAGACGATGTGCCTAGCAGAGCGCAGCTAAACCTGTGCAAGCGGCTGAAGATTAACGTCCCGCCCGGAGCGTCGAAGGGCGACGTAACTGCGCGGTTGAATCGCTTCTTCGCGCAGCAACCAAACCGAAGGAGAGCGTAAGTGTCGCGCAGTGCAAACGTAGACGCAAAGATTCATTGGTACGACGCGCTGCAAGCCATCGAGAAGATGACAACGTTCTATCAGCCGGAGCTTGTGCGGGCCGGTAGTGAAGGAATGGTTCGAGCGGTTATTGCGAAGGAGTACAAGCCTTCAGAAGATGACTTGCAGCGCTTCACTTTGTCTGACGCCGAACGCCTAGAAGCAGCGGCGCTACGCATTCGCGGCCTCCTCTACTTCAAAGAGTGTCACGAACCGCAATGGGCAGAGAACGTTGATGACCGAACATTTGTTCGCTGCACAGTGTGCGGTAAAGAGAAGGACGACGCGACCGCAAATCATAAGCCACTAATGGAGGAGTAATGTCGAGAAAGAAATTGAACGTGCAGATAAAAATTCCACGCGGCGCTCGTGTGCTCCTGCTGGAAGACAGCGACAACCGCATTGCGTGGTTTAAGCAGCGTGTCAGCAATCTCACACTCGTTCAAACAGCCGACGAAGCGATTGAGGTCATTGCACGTTCCCCTCAACCGTTTGACATCGTATTCCTAGACCACGACCTAGGAGTTCTTCATGCTGATGGGACGTGCCCTCAAGGAACTGGTTTTCAAGTGGCTAAGTATTTGGCGGGACGCCGTTATCTCGGAGAAAACGTTGTTATTCATTCGTGGAATGCAGATGGTGCGGCAGCGATGAAGGACGCTTTGTATGGAGCCGTCGCCATTCCATTCGGGCAGTTTGAGCTTACAGAGGTCGCGTGAGTTTACCTGTGGATGTCTCTTTGTGGAAGCGACTAGCAGCAGTAGTTTGTGGCACACTCGTCTGCCCGTTTGTTGGGCACAGAATGGAAACCGTGGCTCTGTTTTGGAGCCACACCGAGCAGTGCCAACGCTGCTTGTTCATCGGCTGAAAATTTGGAGGAGGCCATATGAGCATTGAGTGCAGAGAATGCGAACGCGACCTAAACACCGGCCCACCCGACCGCCGCAAGCCCAAAAGAGAAGGGTGAAAAGCGTGAGCAAGCGTAGTTACACGGTCTATGCCTCGCGCAAGGGCGAGAACAAGTGGGTCGTACTGAAGCCGATACAGTTGATGACCAAGGCTCAGGCACACAGAGACGCCGACAATTTGCGTCGAGCTAATCCTACACTAACATTTCGCGTCCGTTCCGTATCGGGGCGATGAAGGCAAGGGAGTGGTTTGATTGATAGAAACAGAACAGTCGCCATCTAGAGCGCTGGAATATGTCATGCTCAAGACATGGGAATTTCAGCCGAGTGGAAAAGACAAGGCGGTACTGAAGAAGTGCCCGCTATGCGGCGATGAGCGCGGCAAGTTCTACATCAACGTTGGCGCTGGCGAAGAAGACGGGCTGTGGCATTGCTTCATCTGCAATCAGGGGCAGGGACGTAGCGGCAATCTGTGGCAGTTGAAGGAAGCGCTGGGCGATAACAAGCCCGAAGCGGTGATGTCGGTTCAGGGCTGGGCCGGAAACGGCCAGCAACCGGGGCCACTACCTGACGTGAACGCATGCCATCGCAGGCTGATGGACGATGGCGAAGCGCTAGACTACTTAGTAGCCGAGCGCGGCCTGTCAATGGCTGTCATTGAAAAGTTCAAGCTAGGTTCAGAGGAATTCGGCGGCAAGAAGTGGGTTGTCATCCCCTACTACAACCGGGCCGGGAACCTCATCTACGCCAAGTTCCGTACCATCCCGCCAGCGAAGAAGGAATTTCGCAACGTCTCAGGGCGTGAGCAGCCGCTATTCAACGATGCGGTCATCACGTCCGGCATGGATGAAATCATCTTCACCGAGGGTGAGATTGATGCCCTCACACTGGCTAGCTACGGCTACGAGAACGTCTGCGGCATCCCCGGCGCTAACAATAAGAAAGCCGAGTGGATTGACAAGCTCGATAACGCTCAGCCCAAAGAAATCTTCCTGCTCTACGACCGTGACAAGGTTGGGCAGGAAGCGGCGCGTGAGATGGCCTCCCGCATCGGCATCGAGAAAGCCCGCAACATCCTGTTACCGGAATTCACAACGGCTGACGGCAAGCCGGGCAAGGACATCAACGAGTGGTTCAAGGCCGGTCACACGAGGGAAGAATTCGAGACCCTAAAGGCTCAGGCCAAGCCGTTTGACGTTAAGGGTGTGATGAACGCCCCTGCTGCGCTCGATGAGGTTGAGCGTGAGTTGAACGGCATGGAGTCGTTGAAGCCAAAGTACGACACGCCGTGGGCGGCTCTCAACCGCAAGCTGGGTGGGGCCGAGCCGGGCGATGTCATTGACATCATCGCTCAGGCCAAAATCGGCAAAACCACGCTAGCGCTGAATTGGGCCGACTACATCGTAGACAAGTACCAAGACCCTGCACTGGTGTTCTGCCTAGAAATGACGGCGGCACGTCTAGCCCGCAAATGGGCCAGTTACGTGACCAAGACGGACGACTCGCCAGCCAAAGACCCGGAAGAAGCGGTTCGCAAGCTGGCCGAGATGAAGGCAGCCGTAGCCAAGGCCAAGGAAATTGCCCGCACACGACCTGCTGACCTGCTGTTCGCCTTCACTCGTGTTCAAACCCCGGATGATGTTTACGACACCATCCGGCAGGCCGTCCGTCGGTACGGCGTAAAGTTCGTAGTGTTCGACAACTTACAGCTTTTGGCCGACATGACCCTGCGAAGCCAGCACAACCGCACGGTTCACTTGTCGCAGATTTCCAAAAAGCTCAAAGCCCTAGCTGTAGAGCTAGGAATCGTCATCATCCGCATCGTCCAGCCCAATCGGGTTCGTGACGGCGAGATTGTTGATGCACACAATGCAGATGGTGCCAGCCAGATTGAGAAAGACTGCGATGCGATGGTGTGCTTGCACAGAAAACGCAAAGCACACATTCGAGAAAACGACTTCGACGGCTTCATGGACGAGGAAATCTCGTTTGAACCTCAGATGCTCGTTCGCGTAGACCTTTCTAGATACGCGCCGGGGGGCGTCTGCACGTTGTTGATGGAAGGTAACATCAGCACAGTACGAGAAATCACACCGGAGGACTTGGCTTCCCTCAAGAAAGCCATTCCGCCGACCACAGCCATAAGCAACGAAACTGTAGAAGTATAAAAGCGTAGACAGACTCGGTGCTTGACAAGCAGTTAGTTCTTTGGTATTATAAAGATACGATTGAACTGACTATGAGTGCGGGACATCAGTAGTCCCCTGCCAAAACGGGGCGCTTTCTTGGCGGAAGCGCCCCTTCTTTCAAATCGCCCTCATTGCTGACGGGCCTTCAAGGGACAAGTGTGCGCAAATCATGGGCCGACCAACAAGGCATCCGTACAGGTGTCTTCGGAGAAGTGATTGACGGAGTAGAAATTTGCGAGAAGAACCGCGCAACGGTGTGGGAACAACATCGGCAAGGCATTGAGGAGCTACGTGAGTTCATGCAGAAGAACTATCGCTCTAAGCGCGTACCTGCGGTTCTTTTCGGAGTATGGCACGGCGGTGTAATCAAGTACGCCGTGTTCGTTGTGGATGGTTTTCTGAAAGAGGTTGAACCGGAATGAGCATGAGATTTGTTGATGTATTGCCGGACACTGACGAAGTTCTTCTTTATCTGGAAAGGAACACCCACACACCAGAAGGCGTTCATGTCGTTGCTAAGGACACGGCTGGTAAGAAAACCATTCTAGTCACTATTTATGCGGACGGCAGTGTGGCGCGATGGGCACCAGATGAAGAATTTGCAGCGAAGCACGGCCTACGCTTGGACGACCAAGGGCGTGTAGTGGACATTCATCGTTGACAAAAGTGGCTAAGGCTTCGCAGAGTGCAGCGGAGCGAAAGCGGTCACAGCGTCTAAAGCTCCTGTTCAACATCACAGCAGAGGAATATGACGCAGTTCTAAAGTTCCAAAAAGGCGTGTGCGCCATAACTGGAAAGCCCTCAAAGCGATTGGTCGTTGACCATGACCATGCGACCGGGCTAGTGCGCGGCTTCATTGACTGGAAGATTAACCGAGCGCTCGAAGCGTTCAAAGACAACCCCGCGTTGCTACGACGGGCGGCTGATTACCTAGAAAATCCTACGGTGACAGCGGCTTTGGGAGAGAACGTTTACGGGGTTGTTGGACGAGTAACACGGAAAGCAAAAAACAGGCGATATGGGCCACACGGCACCAAGCAGCCTCAAAAACGGGAAACGAAAGTAACACGTAATGCTTAAGGGCAGTAAGCGCTTCTATTGGCGCTCAGTTTTCGATGAAGTGATGGCAACGTATGTTGAAGCTCGCTGGACAGCGGGAAGTCACCAAGCCATCAACTACGAGAGGGCGCTAGAAGGAACAGGGGGAAGTCACGCAATTGGCGTGGTGAAACCCACTTTAGTTGATTTCCTTGCGGATGTGGAAGTGTGCGCGAAAGTCGCGCTGAATGGAACGGAGTTCGCGTTTTTTGCAGACATTGCAACCGGGCGCAACCCCACGCAAGAGGAACTGAAAGACGACAAGTTCGTGGACTTGTATAACCGGGTGCGAGAGAAGATGGGCCGTCTGCTCATTCAGCGTCACGTTTACCCGTTTGCACGGTACATGAAAGCGAAGGACACGCGATAAATGGCAAAGCAAGAGCAGAAAAGGTTCTTTATCCAAGCAGAAGTAAAGGCAACGATTTACGTCGAGATGATGGCAAAGTCCATCGAAGATGCCTACGAGAAAGCCAAGGGCATGGCGGCTGATGATTTCGTAACACCTGTCGGTGAAGTAGCCGACATGGAGTTCGCGTTAACCGGAGTTTATCGGTAATGCAAGAACAGTGCGGTTCGTATAGCCGTTATCAGGCGTTGAGAGTTCCGAAGTGCAATTGCAAAGCGTGCTGGTTCAAGTTCTTCACGGTGCAAGTTGCACGCTACACGACCGCGAGAGCGGCCCTAGAAACGATGGGGAGAGAAGTCGTGAGCAAAGTTCAAGGCAGTAAATACCTCAAGTTTCTAGAACTTTACATCAAGGAGCAGGAATGTCAGACAGCAACACCCAAAGTGGCTTGATTCCTCCTTTGCCGCCAATCTCAGACCCCAATACGAATGTGGTGGGTGGATTCGCTAATAGCTTCACAATATTTCCGCCGCAGCCTCAGCGCGTTCAGGTGGATATCAACGTGAATGTTAACGACGAACAGGCAGATAAAAGCGAAGAAGTTGATGAGTCGGTGTTCGCTTTTGCGCTAGAAATGCAATCGAGGCTCGATGAGGTAGACGGACAGCCCGGAAAGAATGGCTGGAAGCATGATGGCAAGTTCTTTCTGGCTGGCAAGCTGACGCAGAAGGCAGCAATGATTGTCAACGCGCTAGAGGCCGGTATGTCAGCCGAGCTAATCCGCGACCTGTGCGCAGACGCAGGCAACTACGCAATGATGATTGCAGACAACGAGGGAGCACTTCGTGGTTAACACGGTACGAGCAAAGTTTCAGGTTCAGGAAATCACCGAGCATAGCTGGCACCCGACCGGGCGCACCATCGTGCTCCGTCCGATGTACGACACCAACATTCCAGAAGACCAGCGCTTCGCGCAGTTCACTCCGAGCGGCGAGTTCAAGATGTTCGTGGATAACCCCGCCGTCATTGAGACGCTGAAGAAGGGCCAGTTCTTCTACATTGACCTGACGCCCGTTGAGCAGGCTCAGAATGGCTAGGCAGTTCCGCAAGAAGCCGGTTGTCGTAACGGCTGAGCAATATCGCGTGAATGGCTTCTGTTCGCCGTGGCTTCTGTACGCTATTCGCTTTGATGAGGCGGAGAGGCCGTATGTCACCACAATCCACGAGCAGAGGTCTTATCTAGCAGATGGAGATTGGGTAATCGGTGAGCCGGACGGAAAGCATTTCTATCCCTGCAAGCCCGACATTTTCGAGCAGACCTACGAACAAGTAAATGGCAATTGAGCAGGAAGCGCCTTCGTTTCCGAAGGACAAGGAAAAAGCGCTAGATATGGCCCTAGCGCAGATTGACAAGGACTTTGGCAAGGGTGCCATCTTCAACATGGGAAAGCGTGTCGGCGTGCAGATGCCACACATCCCTACCGGCGTGTTTAGCGTTGATTATGACGTGCTGGGCATCGGCGGCTTTCCGAAGGGGCGCATCAACGAAATCTACGGGCCGGAGGCAGGCGGCAAGACGACGATGGCGCTACAAACCATCGCCTCTGCACAGTCTGCGGGCGAGCAGGCCGCGTTCATTGACGCGGAGCATGCGCTAGACCCGAACTACGCCACAAAACTGGGCGTAGACATGAACAAGCTCCTCGTGTCGCAGCCCGACTGCGGCGAGCAGGCGCTTGAAATTGCTGAAATCCTCGTGCGCTCCGGTTCAGTGGGGTTGCTGGTAGTGGACTCCGTGGCCGCACTGGTGCCTAGAGCAGAGCTAGAGGGTGAGATGGGCGACAGCAACGTGGGCTTGCAAGCCCGCTTGATGTCGCAGGCCATGCGCAAGCTGACTGGTGTAGTGGCGAAAAGCAACACCTGTCTCATCTTCATCAACCAGATTCGAGAAAAAATCGGCGTAATGTTTGGCAGCCCTGAAACCACCACAGGGGGACGAGCGCTGCGGTTCTATTCCAGCGTACGTCTAGATGTGCGCCGCATCGCGCAGGTCAAGGAAGGCGACCTGATTGTGGGCAATCGCGTGAAGGTTAAGGGCGCGAAGAACAAAGTCTCCCCACCGTTTCAAGAAGCAGAGATTGACCTGATGTTTGGTCTTGGCTTCGAGCCGAAGGCTGACTTGATTGACAACGCAGTGAAGTATGAGATTGTCGAGAAGTCGGGCGCTTGGTTCAGCTACAAAGGCGAACGCCTAGGGCAGGGCAGGCTTAACGCAGCAGCAGCATTGGAGGATGCCGCTCTCTATCAGAAAATTCTGAAAGAGGTACTGGCAAAGCGTGGCTGAGCAGCTAGAAGTTTTGAAGGAAGGTGACCGCGTTTCGTTCACCGACCAAAAAGGCAACACAGGCTATGGCATCGTGAGCAGGAAAACGAAGGACATGACACTTATCCTTCCCGACCCCGGTTGCGGCCTAGTCACAGAAATGAAGAACATCAAGAAAGTCCATAAGCCGGAGCCGGTTAGATTCTAGTGAAACCTTGGTCTAATCTGGCTGCAATTATTCACAGACGAACATACGCAAGGAAAGACACAGGCGCTCTAGAAGACTGGAACGCTACCGTCGAACGGGCCGTGAGGGGTAACGTGCGCGGCCACAGTGTACCCGAAGCAGAAGTCAAGGCGCTTCTAAAGTTCGCCAAAGAGCGCAAATCCGGCCCGGCTGGGCGTGGTTTCTGGTTCAGCGGGGCACCAGCGCATGAGCGAATCGGAGGCGCTGCTCTGTGCAACTGTTGGTTTTTGACTGCTGCCGAGTGGGAGCACTTCGTAATTGCACAGGATTTGCTGATGCTGGGCGGCGGCGTTGGCTTGAGTGTGCAGCATGAGTTCGTCAGACAACTGCCGCGAGTAAAGAAGGGTGTTACGGTCGTTCACAAAGCGACCAAGGATGCCGACTTCATCGTTCCTGACAGTCGTGAGGGTTGGTGCGAACTTACCCGCCGAGTGTTGGAATCTTATTTTGTCACTGGCAAATCTTTCAGCTACTCAACGATTTGCTTGCGCGGTTACGGCGAGCCAATCAAGGGATTCGGCGGTGTGGCTTCAGGGCCGCTGCCGCTCATCCGGTTCATCGAGAACCTTAGCAAAATTCTAGGAGCACGAGCGGGAAAGCAATTACGCCCGATTGACGCAGCCGACATTCTGACAGCCACAGGAGAAATGGTTGTGGCTGGAAACGTCCGCCGCAGCGCCATCATCATCATTGGTGACTGCTGGGACAAGGAATACCTGAAAGCTAAGCGCTGGGATTTGGACACAATCCCGACACATCGTAGCTGCGCTAATTACAGCGTCGTCTGCGATGACGTGGAAGACCTGCATCCGCTGTTCTGGAAAACGTACGAGCAGGGCGAGCCGTTCGGCATCGTCAATCTCACAAACATCCAGAAGTTCGGGCGCATGGGAGAAATCAAGAAGGATACGGCCATCGGTGTGAACCCTTGTGCCGAGGCAACACTAGAAAACGGCGAGCCGTGCAACCTTCTCGAACAAGCTCTGTGCAACATGGAGAGCGAGGCTGAATTCATTGAATCCTCGCGTCTATGGTTTCGTTATGGCAAGCGTGTGACGATGGAGAAATATCACCACGAGGTCAGTGATGAGGTCATTAAGCGCAACCGGCGTGTTGGTGTGGGAATCACAGGCTGTCTAGCGTCTCCCCTTTTCAATCCTGTGTCGCTCGACAAGGCGTATGCAGCAATTCAGGACGAGGATGAGAGGTACTCGAAAGAGCTAGGCGTTCCTAGGAGCGTTCGCACTACGGTCGTGAAGCCTTCAGGCACGATGTCGAAGGTGCTGGACTGCGACGGGTACGAGGGCATTCATGCCGCGTACAGCCGCCACTTCATCCAGCGTGTGCGGTTCGCATCAAACGACCCGCTCATTCCTTTGTTGAAGGCTGCCGGACATCACATCGAGCCGGTTCTGAAATTCGACGGCTCAATTGACCCGCAAACGCTTGTCGTTGATTTCTACGTGAAGGCTCCTGAAGGTTATCCGGTCGCGGATGAAGATTGGGACACTTGGAAGCAGCTAGACGTTTTGAAAATGGCGCAGCGATATTGGGCAGACCAGTCCGTGAGCGTCACGGTGTACTACAAGAAAGAAGACATCGCCAAGCTGAAAGAGTGGCTTGAGGATAATCTTCAGCACATCAAGACGATTAGCTTCTTGTGTCATAGCGAGCACGGTTTCAAGCAGGCTCCGAAAGAAGCCATCACAGCCGAGCAATACGAAAAATTGTCGGCCAAGGTCAAACCCATCAACATGGACGAAATCGGTGACGGCGAAATGCTAGAAGACACTGAGTGCGCTGGCGGCGTCTGCCCGATTCGATAGCTGTAGACAGGAGAACAAATTGTATGGAAGTGAATACTAATCCGCCCGTAACGGGCGAACAGGAAAAGAGCGAACCCACGGTTCGTTTCAGCGGCAAGAAAAGCAGCAAGTGGACGTACATCGGCCTCGCCATCGGAGCAGTGCTGATGCTCGTGTTCCTCGCGCTGGCTGGCCGCTAAGGAGAACAAATGCTGATAGCGGTACTGCTACTCGCCGCTGTCATCGCTTTCGCTGCGCGGTATCTAGGGCAGCGTCCTACGTTTGAGGAAATGGGGTACTCGCTGAGTGCCCCATCTCCCTACGGCGATGACGAGCTTCTAGGCGGGGCAACATCTGAACAACTTCAGACCATGCGATATCGGCCTGTAGACCTGCCGAAAATCAACCTCAGAGAAATGCCACCCCCGATGCCGGGGCAGGGCATGAGGATTTAATGGACATCACTTCAGCCGTCAACGAAACACTCAACTCTATGCCCACAGACCTAGCCGCTGCGCAGCCTGTGGCCGAGACGAAGACGCCAGAGCTAAGGAAGCGCCGACTCACGCTGCACGAACGCCTGCTGGCGTTTCAAGTTCGGCTCCTGAGCATCAAGGCACGAAAAGCAGAGTTCGTGATTGAGCCTTTGTCTGGTGAGGACAAAACGAAGCTAAGCAGCGCTGGGGAATCACTGCTGTGCCAGTCCGGGTGCGATTGGAAATGCACTCGTGCTGCTGAACACATTGAGACGTTTGAACCTGACCCTCTGTACCGGCGTTATCTCTGCACAGTGTGCAGGGACAGAGAAAATCAGAAAAAGTAAGGAAGGAACATGGACGTAACTAAAGAAGTTTCCACCAATAAAGGCAATCCAATCGCGTTGGAGTTTGCCGACATCTCCAACGAATCTTACCGCACTTATCACTTCCCCGACGGTAGCGCGGTCACGATTTACGACCCCTTAAAGCTGAACGTAAAACGCAAACTTAACGGAGATTCGCACCGCATCATTGATGCGAACGGCGTCAGTCACTACATTCCGGCTGGCTGGAACCACCTTGAGTGGAAGGGCAAAAACGGGGAAGCCTACAACTTCTAATGAGCAGACAAGAGCTAGATGCTTTTCTGAATAAAGCCTTTTCCGCAGCGCAAGCATCGGGGCACATCTTCCCTGCTCACGCGGCGTGCGAAGCCGCCCTCGAATCGGCGTGGGGAACGTCCAAGCTAGCCGTTCTTTGCAACAACCTGTTCGGGTTGAAAGCGGCAACACGCGGGCCTAATCCGTATCCGCTCATCAACATGCCAACCAAGGAATATCTGCATGGTCAGTGGGTGACGCAGAACGCGCTGTGGCCGAAGTACCCCGACTGGCTTACAGCTTTTCGTGAGCGCATGAACACGCTCAATCGTCTTCCGAGCATCTACGGTGAAGCCCTCGTCGCCACATCGGGCGAGGAATTCGTGCGTGAAGTCTCGAAGCATTGGTCAACAGACCCGCAGCGAGCCGAGAAGGTACTGCAAATTTACAGGGCACACGGCAATGTCTTTTCGAGTCAGAGTTATTGAGCAAAACGCAGACCGTCATGCACTGAAGCCAGCGCCGGGAGACACAGTTAAGTGTCTAGATGATGGCCTGCTTTACATCGTAATGGCGGTCGGCACGCGCTTTGTTCGCATGCACCTGAAAGACAACCCCAAGGCCGTGGCAGTCGCAAAGGTCAACGCCGTTATGAAGGTGCAATGACCAACGAAGAACGCATTGCGAAAGCCGAGCGAGAGGCTAACCGTGAGCCGCTGTTTCAACTGCACGACCCGCAAGAAAGACTTACTCGCGCTGAGTTCTTCATGGAACTAATGAACGGTTGGGAGCGCTCTTTAACGCTAGCCACAAAAACCCGTAACTGGTATGCGGCAGGTTTGTTAAAGAGTGCTCTCGAAGCCTTGAAAACGTCTTACAGCGCAAGAGAGCTAGTCAATCTCGATTTCTACGAGCAAGAGTTAGCCGAGCAACAGGAAACTACTGAATGAGAATTTTAGTAACGGGCGGCGCTGGCTTTATTGGTCAGCACGTCATGGCAAACCTCCGGCAACAGGGCCACATTCCGATTTCGTTCGACCATCGGATGCCCACAGACTTTCTAGGCGACACGCGGGACTACACGGCAGTTTCTGAAGCGGTCGCCATCACGGAAGGCGTGATTCATCTAGCCGGGGTTCTAGGAACCTCCGAGACCATCAAGGAGCCGCAGCCTGCTGTCGAGACAAACATTCTTGGTGGGCTGAATGTTTTCAAGGCGGTTGAGCATTACGGCAAGAAAGCCGTATACATCGCAGTGGGCAACCATTGGATGAACAATACCTACAGCATTACCAAGACCACGGCTGAGCGGTTCGCGTTCATGTTCAACCGCGAGCGCGGCACCAAAATTGCTGTCGTGCGTGCGCTGAACGCCTACGGGCCGGGGCAGAAGTCAGAGCCGGTTCGCAAGATTATGCCGAATCTCATTCTTCCGGCTCTGCGCAACGAAGAAATCACCATCTACGGAGATGGTTCACAGGTTATGGACATGATTCACGTCCGTGATGTTGCTGAGGTTTTGACTCGTGCGCTGCTAACAGAGCACGGCATTTATCACCGCGTGTTCGAGGCTGGCACCGGGCGCGTCACTACCGTGCAGCAGATTGCCGAAGAAGTTATCCGTCAGGTTGGCAAAGGCCGCATCAAGCACGTTCCGATGCGCCAAGGAGAGCCTCCTAAATCCACAGTCCTAGGTGACCCTAGAACACTGGCACCGCTGGGCGAGTTCAAGTTTATTCCGCTGGAAAAAGGCATCGCGGAGACGATTGCATACTATGCAGGGAAATAAGATTGTTGCGGTCGTTATCCACTACTACCCGGAGCGTTCTGGTAACGTTCGTCGCATCGTCAGTGACCTGCTGGCAGGGAGCCGCAAGCCGGACAAGATTATCGTCTTCAACAACAACCCTGCCGTTCTCACGGTCGGGATGTTAAGAGATTACCCAGATGTGTCCGTGGTGGACAGCAACACCAATTTCACGTCGCGTGCAAAATATGGCGCGGCCATGCTAGAGCCTGCTGATTATTACCTGCTCTGCGATGACGATATCACCGTGGGGCCGAAAACATTGGAAGCCTTAGAACGATACGCCACACCTAGCATGTGTACCGCTTTTCGTGGGGTTAACCTGCGGGAAGATTCATTCTCTCGCGGCACGGATGTGTGGCCGCACGTTGTCGAACGCCCTACCCCTGTTGATGCGTTCATAGGGCGCATGCAGTTTCTGTCATTCCAAAGCATCGTCAACATGCTGGCGGTCGAACCGGCAGTTCGTCTAGACGACAAGAAGTATATCTACGACGGCGAGGACATCCTGATTGGGCTGTGCAACCACCCCATCATTTATCCATTACGCGGGGAAGAACTGCCGATTGATTTGAAGGAGAACGGCGTTTCAATGTTCGGCTCCATCCCGAATTACTTAGGTATGAGAGACGAGTTCACAGCCAAGGCGCTGCGCGTGTTGCGCAGCCGTGAAGCAGGAAGATGATGAAGAAGCTAGGCGTGTACGTTGCTAATCACAACAATCCAATGTTTTTGCGCATGTGTTTGCTTCAGATAGCGAACCAGACCCGGAAACCGGATGTTTTAGCAATTCACATGAACAACCAGCCGAACAGCAGCACATGGGCTGTGAGAGACATCATCCCTAAGTTGCGCGAGCGGGGCACGGTCGTGATTGGCAAACTGTCGCCCGGCCCGATTCAACACCCAGACTTCCACCTGCCCCCGCTAGAAATCCTGTTCGAGCAGGGGTGTGAACTGTTCACCAAGTTCGACCACGACGATTTCTTCTACGAGGAACACATCGAGTCCTTGGAGAAGGAGATGACGGACGATGTTGACGTTGTAGCGCAGAAATATTTCGAGGCTCTGATTATCCCGCAAGATGCTCAATATCAAGCTCGAATGACGGAGATGAATCAGAACCCGACGCTAGCGATGTCCGACGCCATCCTGTTCAACCGCGTGTTTGCCGAACAGTACATCAAGGACATGAAGGCTGCTGCAACGGGTTGGCCTGATGACGAAGTGATGGCCGAAACGATGCGTAAGTTCCGGGTGAAGCGCTATGGCTGCAAGCCCACCTGTTGCTACGTCATCCACGGTACAAACACAAGTTCATCTTGGATTGCCGAGGAAGAAAGGCGACGACAGCAGTCATTAAAAATCAGCAACGAGAGAAGCGACCAGATATGGATAACACCACAGAACGATACGAAATAAGGCCCGCAGCGCGGGAGAAACTAAAAGAGCTAGCAGACGCTAACAACGCTGCCTTTGCTGAGTTTCAGCGAGCCAACGCTGCATTCCACGATTTTCTTCAGTACGTTAAGAGGGACGTTGGGCTGCCTACCGACCGAGATTTCGTTTTCACCCCGGATGGCGGCGCATTTGTTCCCGCACCCCATCCTCCCAGCGGCAACCAGCAGGCTGCTGTACCGCCTGCTCCCCCAGAGCCGGGGCCGCAAGACAACAACGACCACGAGCACGACGGAGCTTAAACCGTGCCAATCCACGAATACAAATGCCTCAAGGGGCACATCACGGAGCGATTTTTCCCAACGTTCCGGCAGGCTGAGGAAGAACGAGAGCAGCCTGTGACGTGTGAGCAGTGCGGGGAACAGGCCGCGTATCAGGAGTTCTCAACTCCGTGCCCGGCTCATCTGTACGGCAATCCCGAAGGCTATTACAAACCCAGCCCAACCAAGCGTTATAGCACCAAGCTCGTCTCTCAACTCGAAGGCAATTCGAGTGCGGTTGGCTAGAATCCTGCTCCTTCTCGCTCTGCTCGTTGCAGCCCCTCTACATGCAGCAGCAGAGCGAGTTCGGGCAAGTTTCTACGGCAGCAAATTCGCAGGCCGACGAACGGCTGACGGCTCGATTTTCGACCCCGAAAAAATGACGGCAGCAAGCCGCAAGTATCCCCTAGGCACGCGGCTGCTGGTGAAGTGTCTCCGTACCGGGAAGTCGGTAATCGTGCTCATCAACGACCGTGGGCCGTGGAACGACAAGTTTCAGCTAGACCTTAGCGAAGGCGCTGCAAGGGCCATTGGCATAACGAAACGCTTGGGTTGGGGATGGGTAGAAGTAACACCAAAAAATGAATGACACAGAAACCAAAGAAGTCACGACGCAAGAAGAACGCTCCTGCTGGGTGTGCGAAGGCTCAGGCCGCACACAACTCAACGGCACAAAGAAAAACCCCGGATGCTTCCCCGTCTACACCGACTGCTGGAAGTGCGGCGGCACCGGAAAAATCACCAACTAACCCCACACCAAAACTGGACACACCCGAATCTTTGCTGGACAGGCTGCTGGTCGCGTTGATTGCCGTGACCATCCATTGCGGAGGGCAGCTTGCGATTTACCCGAACGCACTTGCGGAGGCGTACTCCGTTCGTCGGCAGTTCAATATACGTCAAGAGATGGATGGAACACTGCTGATGACAGTGAGCGCAGAGGAACAGACCCCGCCGAGGATTATGTAAAGAAATGGTATTGAAAACTCGCAGCACCAACAGATTCCGATTCACCAACAGAATCGTGAACAAAGGAGCAGAACGCCTCCTAGGAGTAGAGCAGCCCGTTCTAGATAAGGGTTTCGTAGCGCTCGTGGATTACATGGGCGTTGATGAAACGGTTGTAGCTGCGGCCCGGACTAGTTTCGACAAGGGCTTTGCGTTCGATGAGCCAGAGCGTAATGAGCGGCTCATCAATTTCTTAATGGAAAACGGGCACACATCACCTTTCGAGCAGATTGCGCTGGTGTTTGAGGTCAAGGCTCCCATCTTCGTGTTCCGTGAGTGGCACCGGCACCGTACAGCCAAGCTGAACGAGATGTCAGGACGCTACACACAGCTTCCGAATGAGGTCTACACGCCCACACGAGAGCGCATTAAGGGGCAGGATAAGGTTAACAAGCAGGGCAGTTCTGGGGAAGTGGCTGAGCTTCACAAGGACATTTTTCTTCACATGCACGAGTGCAACGTCAACGGCGTGTTTGAGGAATACCAGCGCTCTCTTGACAACGGTATCGCAAAAGAAGTCGCACGGATTGACCTGCCGCTAAGCACCTACTCAAAGATGGTGTGGCAAATGGACTTGCACAACCTCATGCACTTCATGCGTCTACGTATGGCTCCTAACGCTCAGTGGGAGATTCGTGAGTACGCAAACATCATCGGGGAAATTGTGCAGCGATGCTACCCGAAGGTCTGGGGCGCATTCGAGGAGCACATTCTGAAGGCCAAAAAGCTGAGCAACAGCGAAGCCATGTGGCTGCTAAATTTTCTCAAAACCTGTGACATTGACGTGAATGACGCTGAACGGCCCAATTTTGACAAGCTGATGGAGAAACTAGGGCGATGAACGACCAAGAGCTTCAGGATTTGTGCCGGGAATGGCAGCAGCGTCTTCGTCTAGAGGATTGGGACGTGTCCGCTCGTTTTGCACGAATGACCGATAAGGTTGAGGGCTTTGCAGACATTTCAGCTAGCAGCAGTAATCGAGTAGCCCGCATTTTGCTGCGCAATTCAGATGACATTCCCTCTAACTGGCTGGGAGTGACCGACTTAGAAGTGACTCTCGTTCACGAGCTTCTTCATCTGCCAGCCAGCGGCTTTGACAGTGGCTTCAAGCAGAAAGAAGACTCGCCGGAGCACATAGCGTTGGAGTTGTTTATCGAGCGCTGCGCTCAGGCTCTAGTCGCTGCTAAGCGTGGGAGGATGAGGTTTTGATTGGCTTGTTTGAAAGATTCTTAATGAAAGTCATTCCGTATCAAGAGATTACGGATGACGAGACCGGAGAGGTCTATCTTCGCCGGTTCTTTCTTTGGAATGGAAAACTGACGCCGGGAGAATACAAACCGCGCATCTACCTGCATCACATTCTGCGCTCAGACAAGGACAGGCATTTGCACGACCATCCTTGGGACTACTCGTCTATCATATTGAAGGGCGGGTACTTCGAGACTAGGGGCAGAGCATCAATTCTCAGTTTGAAACGTGGCATGGGCCGGGCACTATCATCCGTAATAGAGACGCACGAGTGGCCCATAAACTTCGTCTTCCTGTAGGAAAAACGGCTTGGACGCTAGTGTTTACTAGCCGCAAAAAGCGTAGCTGGGGGTTTCATACCGAGGGCGGATGGTGCTGGTGGAAGCATTATGTGAACGGGATTTGCTGGTGCTACGACGCTCCTAGCGAGAACATCGAGCCTCTAAAGGGAAGGAATTTTGTAGGTCGTTACTAAAAATCCTTGCACACTATGCGAACACTCTGTTAAGGTGTTCGTCGTAGCGTTATCGGAAAGGAGTTTGTAGCGATGGACATTGCACGCATGAAATCGGAGTTGATTGCCGAGCGTGACCGCATCAATCGCATTCTTAACGCGATGGACGCTGTGGAAGGCTTGCCACTCAATACTCCTCCTTCTGGGCCGCGTAGAGTAGGGAGACCGGCAGGAAAACGCAAACCGCTCAGCGCAGCGGAGCGTAAGCGCCGTTCTCAGGCAATGAAAGAGGCGTGGAAGCGCCGGAAGTCTGCTGGCGGGTCGTCCGACCGTCAAACGGCAGCTTAAGGGACAGGGAAACAGGAGCCGGGGTCAGCGAAAGCTGGCTCCGGCTTTTTTATTTGGTTTTAGAATTTCGCTTAAGGTGCCGGTCTATCGAGTGCTCAAGTTCCTCGACGGACAGCTTGGAAAGGTGTTTACCCCGGTCTTTGCTGAGCTTGAGAATCTCCGCATAAAAATCGCTGATGCTCTCCTGAACCTCCAACATCCCTGTTATTTTCTCAAGCAACGCTTTGTCACCGCAATCGTCTAGGATTTCCCTAGCCTCTAGGATAAAGGGGTCAATATCCCGTCGTTTCCTCAGAATCAGAACGCTGCGAATAAACTCCCAAGGGTCGTTAGGAACATGAAACAGGTCATGCCGTACGCCTAACTCGCTTGTCTTTTTCAGGAAGCCAGCCCCGTCCAACTCTTTAATGGCTATGGAAAAAGTTGAGCGAGCTATTTGAAGATTTTTAACGATATCGTCGGCTGACATCGGTTTGCCATGCAAATAAAGCAGGGCGTAAATTTTACCAGCGTTCTTGCTGAACGCTAGGCGGGTGAACATTTCACCCCAAACAGCCAAGTATCTCTGCGCAGCTTGCGAGGAAAGAGACATAAAGGGTCGTCAATATACCAGCGTCGTTCTCTATCAAATTTCGTACTAAGTAAAAATCTCGGTGAAAATCAGGTGTTCCCTTTACGACTCGCAAATCCAGAGAAGGCGTATTCTGTTTGTGCCGAAAGTATCGGCAACTTCGTCAATATCGAGGACATCGAAAACATCATGGCTCCAACGACGGCACCGACAGATTGGCTCGAAGCTAGCGCCCGTTCGCACGCCCGTATGAGCATAAGCGCGGGCAACTTTCTTGAAAAATGCCGACTCGCTTACCTCCGGGCTGCCATTCAGGAATACGGGCCGGACGCACGTAAAGTCAGCAAAGCAATTGATGTTCAGCCGCAGGCCGTGCGCCTTGCCGGTCGCTTACTGAACATTTACGTCTCTAATTGATTTTTGCTCTGCTCCGAGCAAAAGCTGAGGCCGGTGCTGTTCTCAATGCCCGGCCTCGTTTTTTCAAGCGCGTGATTATATCTTCTTGTCTTTCGCTTCGCTAGTGACACCGCCATCAACAGGGGGAGCATCTACAACGGGCGGCTCTGGTTGTGAATTCGTGCTCATCCAGTTGCCTGCTTTGGTAATACCGCGCCCCAGAGCAGCCGCCGCTGTGCCGCCGCCGCTAAGCGCGAGCACCATTGTAGGATACGGTTCTTTGTTCTTAGCCGCAATAAAAGCAATGCACAGCGCGATTGTGCAAAGGCACAACGCCGCGCTGTGCATCAGGAACACGAACCGGGAATTTACGTCAGGCGTTTCTAGCAGGTAGCGAAGGAACCGTTTTACATGTTGCTTCACTCGTCCTCCCAAGGTAGTTGAAAATCCTGAAACGCCCGGAGCGCCCACTAAAAGCAAACCTGCCGAAAACGTAGAGCGAGAATAGCCGTCCTCTACCCAACTCTCTCGCTAAACGTGCAGAACTACGAGCATTTCGCAGCCGGGAGTACAGACGCCCCATCATAGTCCTCTACCGACTAAAACCCCGCCGACAAAGATTCCCACCTTTAAAGCGCCTTCCCCAAACTTCTTCCAACGAGATTTCTTCAAGAGCTTCTGCTGGTCAGACATGACCTTTTTTCCTTCTTCTAGCTTCTTCTTAGAATCGGCTAGGTCTTGTTCGCAAGAAGTCTCCTTCTGAGTCTCAAGTGTTAGTACATCTTGTGTGTTTCTTAAATCAGCCCACAACCTGTCGCGGTCAATCTTCGTTGCAGTGAATGTTTGCAACTGAGGGAACGCAAAAGTGGCCCCCGCAGCATCCACCGTTTGCGGGTCAAAACCGTACGCTTCTTTCAAATCAGCTACGACCTGCTGGCTGGGCCGGTCAGGGCTGGTGACCTGAGCAATCTTGCTGTCTGTTTGCTTGTCACGTACGTGTATGATTTCAACCTTGGCTGCTTGCTGTGCAGAGAGGGCGTCACGCTCTTTCTCATGGGCAAGCCACTGCTCTTGCATCTGTTTCAGGTCGCTGCTGTACTTCTCGAACTGCGCCTGCTGCCTTGCTACAGCGGCATCCATACGGTGCATAGTGTGCAGCGTAAGGGCCATTGATGCCGCCATAGCAATGAACAGCACGAAAATGGTCAGGTAATTGACCGTCACTGTCTGCGTGCGGGCCTTGCTAAGCCCTTCAGATAGCGCGTCAGAGATGTCTTTCTTGATGTCGCTAGCGTCCATAAAGTCTATTCCGTTCTTCTACAAACCGCTGGATGTCCGGCCAATTGTTGTCAAAGCGAACGCCTTTGTCGTCTATGTAATAGTCTCCCATAGGCTTTCCTTTGCTGCCATCATCAATCTCGTCATAAGGAATATCGTGCTTCTTCAGCCACGCAATCATGTCCGTTATGCATTTCCGGTTCATATCCAGCACTTCGCCGGGGGCGGCAAACAATTCTGGATACCACTTGCATGTGCGGCACGAGTAGATGATGACGTGATATCCCATATCCCTGAACGCCTGTAGAGCTTCTTTAGCTCCGGGCTTCGGGTCTCCGATACCGGGGTAAGCAAACTCGCAAAGAGTGCCGTCAAAATCTACACATACCACTTTTGGTACGCTGCTCAAAATACTCTCGCCTTCTGAATCTGCTGCTGGCTGAATGCTAGCGGGAACGCTGCCATTGTCTTCATCATGCAGGAGCAGGGGTCATCTCGCCATTCAGTGTGAATTAGACTTATGACTCCCACCACATGCCCAGCCGCGTCAATAAGGCCCGCGCCTGAGTCGCCGGGGAAACCGTTAATGTCTAGCACTATCAAGCGCTCGCCCTCGCTGTCGGTTGTCCCGCCCATGATGTACCCTCTGCGGAACATCTGTTCCAATCCTCCGGGGTTTCCCACCATGCGAATAGACTCTCCAACAGCCAGAGTTCTTTGCTCAACGGTCACTACGTCCGTTAGGCTAGCTCCTTTGATAAGAAGGAGCGTATGGTCGCTACCGTCGCGCATGACGCCAACAATCTGCACTCGTGTCGAGCCGATTAGCAGCGATTGTCCTGTACTAACCTCGCAGTGAGTGGCTGTAAGAATTGCGTGTGGCCCTACAGCCGTGCCAGAGCAGACTCCTCCATCTTGAAAAGTTAATTTGTGTGTTGCCTTGATGAATGCTGGTAACGGCTTAGTGGCCGCTACCAGCAACACCGATGCTAAAAATGCAAGACTTACTAAGAGGCCCAGACTGCGTAGCATTTACTGGTCTGCAACTTTCGCAGCCTCCCTTGCCGCTCGCTCAGCCGCCCGGCGCTCGTTGATTGCTTGGTGAACTGCATCCCGATAAATTGGGTCGCGGCTCATGCGGTCGCATCCGTATGCCCGCATGTCCTGCTTAAAAGAGCCGCTGTGATAAACCGCAAGAGGTTTCTGCTTTGCCATGTTGCTTTAGCCCTGTACTTCAAATTCCAACTCGAAAGTTGGCATCTGGTAACACGCCACAATTTCCTCAAACGTGGTAATTGCACGGCGCTTCAGTTCTTCAACATCTCCATCCGGCACAGCGAGGGCGTAGTCAAACTCAAAGCCATCCAGTGCGTGTTCAGAGATGTGGCCTGCATTCGTTCCGTGCGCGGCGTCATCGAAACCAACGCGGTCGAGGCGAACGGTTTTACCTAGGTTTTTCTTTATCCACGCCCACTCGTTAGGAAAGCGCAAGTCCGAAATTAGGGCAAACTTGGGCTGTTCCAGTTCTAGGCGCTGTTCTAGGCGGTATACCCAGTAGTCCTTGTACTGGGCGCGGCGATACTCCGTTCCCCACCACTGCAAAAGCTGTCTCTGCTTTCCCAACGGGCAGAGCGGGTCGGTCATGTCGGGATTGGTATCAAACGCAACGCTGCTAGGAAGCTGACCGCTTTCGCGCATCTTCCAGTACAGTTGCCACATACCCCCGGCTGCTTCCGCCGCTTGGTTGACTTCTCGCTTTAGCTCATCTGCGAAGGCGTACCGGCGAACGTCGTATTCACCTTTGAATCGCTCCACAATCGCCTGCGTAGCTGTGTCCTTGCCACGCCGTGCCTTGTAGCCAAAGCCAACGATGATTGTCTGGTCTAAATTACTCATGCCACTCCATTGCTTGTCTACGACTTAGAGGCGGCCTCTACCGTGAACCGCCATAAACTGCTTTGCAAATTCCACCATCGAGTTTTCATCGTCCCCGTCAAGAACATCCGAAACATCGAGCGGGTAATGCCAGCTAGGAATTCGCTTACGGCTAATGCCGAACATCTGCTGGATTGCGCCGATAGGGTCTAGTCGAAGGGACAGGCCGTACTCGTTCGAGCCGGGCAGACAACCATTGACCATATACCGCTCGCCATCCTTGGCTTGGTGCATGTTGCCAATGATGACGTAATCAACGGATGTTCCTTCCATCTTCGTTGCCTTGCGATATATCGGGCTATCGAAGATGTCTCGAATGGCGCTTTCAAGCTCGCGCTCTTTTCCGCTTGCTACTGCGATGCCGTGCTCGATGACAATGCGATGACCGAATTGCTCCACGACTCCAAACTGGCCGGTGTGGATTCGGACTTTCACTTGTGAATCGTTCGCAAACTCTTGCTCAAGCATGCAGTACACCATCCAATCGAAGCTCTGCTCTGCCTGCCGCTTGGCAGGCATCTTCAGAAGCATGCGACCGTGGTTGCCCACAATGCAGTCAATCTCGATGGGCAGTCCTAATGTCTTTAGCTCAATGATGGCGATGATGAGGAGACGAGCAGCCAGCACTGCGCTGGGAGCGTCAAGCAAGTCATTCGTAAGCGCTAGTTCAGGAATATGTGAACCGCTAATTAGGTCACCTAGGATAGGAACCCAAATCTTCTCGACGCGGTACATTGACTGGTGCCCACGAACGATACGCTTGAATTTGCTTATAACGTGCCAGAGGCGGTTTGCCCCGATGATAGAGTTGTATTTGTTGATGCCGTTTGATTCTTCAGGCCGGATGTCCTCACCGAAATGCAGGTCGCTCAAAAGGAGCGTTGCAATTTCCGAGTGGTCGGCGTCAAACACCGACTTGGAAAGAGGCTTGTGCTTGGGGAGGTAAACTGGCCTAACCGTGAAGTTCTTAAACCCGTCTCCCGAAAGGACTTCCTTAAACTGGTCAACGACCTGTTCAAATGCCATCCCACGGTTGCGACTGAGCTTCTTATTGAGAGCACGAAGCTGTTCATTATCCAGCTTCAGGCGTTCAATAAGCCGGTTGGTCTTTTCTTCTTGCGAAAGGCGCTTGGTCAAAGGGTCTCCCGAAAACAATAGGGGCGCAGCGATATACACGTCGGCTACGCCCCTGAAGGGCAAATCGTTATTCGATTATGAGATTAGTATACCGCGAACTTACTTGTATGTCAAGCACAATTCTTGGCATCCTAGGAATGTCTAGGATATTAGTGCGAATGCAGGCGGCGCTCCTCGCGCTGCCACGCATGCAGTTCGTCAGACAATCGGTTCAAGCCGCTGTTGGTCTGCACGACCTGCTCTTTCACGTTTCTAACCTCGTTTGCAATGACTTGCTGCTGAGAAACTTGCTGTTGCAGCACGTCAAGTTGGTGCCTTAATTCCTGAATCGTTTGGGTGTTCGTCTGCACAGTCTGCGCGTTCACGGCATTCTTGCCCACGAAGCTACTGACCATGAGGGCGGCTGCCAGAACGAACGAACCGAACGACCCTATCTTCGTCACTTTATCTAGAAAAGGTGTTGCGTCAGCCACTTGCAAGCTGCCTCACTTCAAAATATTACGGGAAAGCTACCTGCCGCAGAGTATTGGTTTGGAACGACAAGTCGGTGTAGGTAATGGGACTGCCGCTATTTTCATTGGCAGGCCCAGTGTACTGCACCCAAATGGATACAGCGTTCCCGGCACCACCTACTACCGATGTGCCGAGATTGATTGACGCGCCTGCCGTGACCGTATTCCAATCAGCGGGCGGGCTGTTGCCCTTAAACAGCTTGAAGCGCGTTGTAGGGTTGGTGTTTCCGGCTGTGGCGTCCACGATAGAAACCGTGATTTGTGCCACACCGGGGCTAGCATTGTCTTGCACCTGCTGGCTCGACTGGTCGCTGCCGAACCAGATGCGCTGGGTGACCACGCCGCCAGCGTCAATGTCAATAGACTGCGTGAGCGGCGTGCCAACGTTAATCGGTTTTGTGAAATCAGGCGCACTCGATGTGTCCTGATAAAAGCCAAATTGTGCCATGTGTTAATCCTTGTTAGCGCCCGCCGTACACGCGCTTCCTTACTTGCCTGAAACTCTGGCTAGTGTAAGCCGTCGAAGCGCCTAACGTACGGTAAAAGATTTGCGTCATGCCCGCTACAAACTTCTTGAAATAAACCTGCGTTGTACCGCCGGTAAGAATGCCCACGGACTTCAAATAGATTTGCTTCGTAGGCGCTGTAAATACCGCATTCAGCTTGAAGAAGTTCTGTACCGTTCCACCAATCGCTTTCACAAGACGCGGGAATTGCGGCCCGCGAGTCGCCGTGCGAGTTCTGTTCTGGTCAATGCCGGTTGTAGTTAAATACTGGGCGCGAATTACCCTAGCGCCACTGCGCATGTCTCCCGCGTACCGCGTCTGCTTGAAAATCTTTGGCGGTTGTCCGGGGCGAGGCAGTGTGTAATAAACTGTGAGGCTAGCACCATCTAGGGAGAACGTGCCGGAGCCGGTGTCGCAATTGACCGAGCATCGAAGTGCAATCACCCCGATTTCACCCGGCGTCCATGTTGTGCTCCACAGATATGCCGAACCACCAAATACCGAAGTCGTATCAGTTGTCGTGATGTTCCCGCCACTAAGCAAAATGCCTTTAGGTGTACCCGTCAACGGAGAGGTCTCTAGCCACACGTTGCCGTAAAAACCAGTACATCCAGCGGTTCTCTTGGCTACTATTGTGGCTTCTATACCTTGGATAGTGGCGTTGGAAGGAATAGAAAAACCGAATGACTCCCAGTTGTAATAATAGGATTGATTCGGCCCTAATCCACCAGCAGAATTCAAAGCGGCTGTGGCGTATTGACTGTCCCCGATGACGCGCCCATTCGTGAGGTTAGTCCACGACACAAATGAAAATGACGGTGACGGATTTGTTTGCGATACTGTTGAGGCCGTCTTTGTACTGCTAGCCATCTAGAAATTACTCCTCGCAGCGGAATAAGGGAGCGCAACTGACTGATGCAGCAGCGTTTACAACAATACCCAGAGCACCGCCGCCGGGAACCACAACTTCATCTCCCAAAGGAAACGAGTACAGTAGACCCGCCTGCGGGTGAACTTCCCATTGGCGCACGATGACCGTGCCGGTAGGTTCTGAAGTGTAGCCCTGCTTTCCGGTCGTCTGGATGCTCGTGCTAATGCCGGGGTCTTCTTTGGCCGGGGTATTCGACGCAGACGAACCTGAGCCGGTCGCGGCGGTCTGTTGGCAGAGCTTGACGAGAATGGGAGTAGCGCTAGGGTCGGTGCCCTTGAACGTAATCTCAACCGACTTCACCGCCACACGCTGATTTGTCGGGGCGTTAATCTGTAGAACAGTCTTATCCGCGCCGGAGCCGGTAGCGATTTCTGAAGTGGTAGTTACAACGAAAGGTAGCCTTGCCATGTTAATTCTTGTCCTTCTTATTTCGGAAATGTTTCTTGAAAGCCTTGTGCAGGGTGTCGGTATGCTTTTTGACACGTCCGTAGCGCTCAGCTAGGAGCGCCTTGAGAGCCGTGAATTCGCCGTCAAAATCAAAGCCGTCTTCGGCGTTAGGGAGATTGAAACTGCGCTGGTAAACCTCACCACGGCCTATTTCGTTCCCGTTCACATCAAGCTCGACAAGCTGCACAATTAAGTGATGATGATGTGTCTTTTCGTCTATTGTGTGCTGAATCAGTTCGAGTTCGTATGCCATAGGCCAAAAAGAAAAAGGGCGCTATTGTTAAGCGCCCTCTCTCCCTTTCTAAGAATCTCTTACATGCCACCGGACGGCGCTCTAAACACCGTCTGCTTTGTCGTACCGTCTCCTAGCCCTGTACTGCCGCCGCCGCCAACCGAGCCAACCGGGGCTACCACTGTCCCGTCATTGGACGAACTGAGCAAAGCGTTGTGCGTGTACGCCATTGATTTCGGAATCGGAGAAGGCGTTACCAGCAATCCACCCACATACACGTCGTAGTGCGTGTAAAGAGCATCACCTGTGGAAGGAGGAGACACAATGAATGTCTGCCCGGCAGAGCAGTTAACGCTGGCAGCAGCCGACAATGCGCTACCCGCATCGCGGGTCAATGCATAGCACGTCTGCACCTTCACCGAATACGTTGCACTCGGAGCGCTGGTTTGCGCCGTCGTGTTCAACGTCGGGGCCGAAGGAGTTGTCAAAGCAGTTGTAAACGCGCCTAGGAAAACGTTCGCATCGCCTTGCAGCCCGCTGAGGCTGCTGGTGAACTTCACAGTAGGCGTTGGTAACGTCTTGAAGTCTAGATACGCGATGTACGTTGTCGCTTGTGTCAGCGGGCTAAACGAGCCAGAGTTGACGCTGTATGTCTGCAAGCTCGATTGAGAGCCTCCCATTACCACAGTTCCACTGCTCCAACTAACCGAGGTTGTGCTGGGAGTGAAAATAACCGTGGATGAGATAGGAGTGCCGAACGGAGCATTTGTTGCTGCGTTCTTAGCCTGCCCTAAAGCTAGCCTGCCATATTGCCGCGTGTACGTGCTTCCAGAGCCGTTATTCAGGCCGGAATATAGCGAACAGAACACAGGAGTTACGGCGCTCAACCAGCTTATCGAGAACTGACCGGTAGCCGTGCTGAGAACCGAATCACTCGCTTGCGGCGCAATGAACCAGACGTAATACTCTCCGAGCGCTTGCCCGTTGAATCCTGTGCCCTTCAAGCCAGTGGAACACGTAGCTACGAGGTTTCCCGCGTAATCATAGAAGTTCCACCCAAACTCTGAAACGGCTGTAACGTCAACGATGCTGTCCCAGATTAGCTGCCCAGCAATATAAATCTGCCCGGCGCTAATCTTTCCTAGAGATGAAGTGATACGCGCTGTCTGCCCCGGCGCAGCGACGATTTGCTGTGCGTACTTGCCGCCAGTGTGAGCATTGCTTTGGAATGAAGCAGTGCCGGTTCCGGTAAACGTATAAAACGTCGCCACGGAAACAGAACCATCTGTTCTATCCCATTGCTGAAAATTACCGTTTGCTAGCAGGTTGTCGCCATCAGAGATGTCGAGCAGCGCTCGAATCAGTAGTGGTGACGTAAAGCCGGAGTAGTTCTGCCCTTTATCGAACGCACGAACAGCGTACTTTTTCCCTTCGTCAGGCTTTGCAGAGTTGATGTACGTTTGCAACCCTGAAGTCGTCTTAGGCGCAGCTTGCGTTGTGTAGATGAGCGTCCATGAGCCTCCGGGCGGTAATGCCGCCTCAGTTTCAGGCGCTGACCACAACTCATAACCGGCGATGTCAGTCTCGGTATTCTCGTTCCACTGAATGAAGTGCCGCTTGGCCTCGCCGCGACCGTTCAGGGCCACAGGAATAGCGGGGGGCGTATCTAGAGCATCTAGAACGATTCCACCAACTTGCGGCGATACCGCAATACGCTTTTCAAAGCCTTCATTGTCATAGCTGACGAAAGCGAACTGAACCGTCTCTCCGGTTTTTTCTAGGCGCTCACGCCACTGCGTAACGTCCTTACGCTTGGTCAAGAACGACTTCCATTGACTTGTGAACTGTCCAGCACCGTTCGGGCCGGGCGCAGTCTGCCGGACGTAGATGTTGATACCTGCAAACTGTGTGTCCGACGTTGGAACAGTCCAGACAAAATTCAGAACACTGTACCAGTGACCGTCTACGTTTAGACCTTCTTGTGATACCTGAGCGCTCAGAACATTTTGTGGCACTACGCCATCGCTGTGAAGCGAGAGCCAGTTACCGACTCCGAAGCCGTTTACTCCGCGAATGCGGATGTCGAACGCATCTCGAATAAGTCTAGAACCTAGCGTGAGCGTATGGTCAAGCAGACCTTTAGCCCCAGTCAGGTCAATCTCATTTGTCGTAAAAGTGCCAGTGCCGGTTGAGTCAATCTGTAAATCAAACGAGTCAGCTTGTCCCGTCCAATCCCATTCAATCAGGTTGTTGTCTTGGTCAATCGCAATCGCCGTTACGACCGGCGCTGCAACAGTCAAGTGCAACTTTACCGGAGTGTCAAACTCTCCCAGCAAGTTCACCGTAGAGATGTCAAACCACTCATTTTGTGTGAACGGGTTACCGTTCGGGTCGCCCGGAACGCCAACCAGATTCACCTGCTTGAACGTAAAGCCATCCCACAACTGGTCGTACACGGTTTCAACCGCGTTCGTGCCGGTGTTGTCTAGGCGACGAATTACGAGACGATAAATGTCTTGGTAATCCGTGCTGGGAATTGTGAACGAAAACAGCGCCTGCGTGGGCGACTGAATCTTGCCACTCGCGCTAGTGACGACGGGAGCAAGCAACGGAAACTGCACGCGACTGACGGCTGCGAAACGAGAGTTAGCGCCGTAAACCGCAGAATTGGTTTTGCAGTAAACCGTTTCGGTTAGCCGTAGCTCTAGGGAAGCCCTAGTCACTTTTAGGCTGTAGGCCGGGCTTCCTTGGTACTGAAGATGTACCGTGATGTTGCCCGACACCGCGCCGAATGTGCCGCTAAACGTTTTGCGCATCCAGTTACCCGTCATCGGGACGCTGGTGTTCACAACGTTCGTCGTTCCATTGCTAACGCGGACAGTCACAGATGTGCCCGCAGCGCCTTTCATGCTTACGGAGAAGGCAAACTGCTTGCCGCTCGCCGCAACCGATGTAGCCTGCTGCACAACCGCAACAACGTTACCGCCGTTGAAGTTAACTGTGCTGATTATGCCTTTATCGCCATCCGGGTTTGTTTCAGTTGTCTTCGTGACGTTGCATTGGGTCTTTGTCCACGCTGCCTGTGTCAGGTCTTCTGACCACAGCAGATTATTGCGAACGTCATAAGCCTTGACGAAGATAATGGAATTACGGCTGACACGCGGAACGTTGAACGTCTGTGAAGACGTGCGCGTAATCAGATTCTTAGCATCGTCTGCGCCCCACGATTCGTCCGTCCAACGAACCTCGAAGCCGCCGCCAGATGGAGCAGCCACGTTGGTGTTGAAAGAAAGTTGCGTGGAAGTCCAGCTAGCCAGTTCTAGAGCCTGAACATCATCCGGGGCAGCGCCCAGAACGCCAGTCGGCTCAATGTACTGCGGAACCTCAGCGGTATCCTGCGGCGTGAAAACATCCGTAGGCTTGGCAAACTCCGTCAGCAACTGACGCACACGGTCAGGGGCGTTGAACGTTAGCTCATGCTGGATAAGCTCTTTCTTTGCCAGCAAGAGAGTAGAACGCACCGATGAGATTTCCTCTGCCTGCACGCTAGGGAAACTGGCTGGCATATTGAGGAACTTCAGCAGTGTGCCGGATGTCGGCTCAGTGCTGAATTCGTAGCCAGAGTGCTGCGTGTAAGTGCCGGTGTAATGCTGGTAGCTGCGGTCATTGACGATAGCGCCCGCTGCCATTTCACACTCGCGTGAATTGCGAGGCCGGGGTGTCAAATCATTGCGCGTGACCGAGCGAATGCCGGAATCCCCCCATGCCGCTGCTTCAGCGTTGATGCTTGCTGCGGCCTGAACACGCGCCACAGACGCGCCAGCGCGACGATACACCAGTCTAATAATGGTGCCGGTAGGAGGAATATCCGTCGTTTGATTGATGCTATTCTTGAAGAACGTCAACGCGGCTGCGCCGGGATTCCACTGCGGCGTACCTAGCTGGCTGCTGCGCGTCACGGCTCCGTTATTTGAGTCTGTGATGGTCGCAACGGGAGCTTGTCCGTCGAAGGAATCAATCTCGTTCGGGCCGACAACCTTAGCCTGATACGCCCCTGTGTAGAACGGCGAATTAGCTGCTTTAGCTAGGAGCGAAAGCTGCGCCTGCGTCGGTGTGCTGACGGTAATGCCGGTCAGCGAAAGATGCAGGTCGTTAGTGACAACCGGAACGTAGTATGCATACATCTGAGCGGACGACAAAGATACCGTGTGATTCCAAGTCGTCGTCCCGATAATATCTGCTGTTGACGGGTCAATCTCGGTAATGATGGTTTGAACATCAACCGCCGCCGAAGAACCGCCGTCAGAGAAACGCCCAATCGTACCGTCCGCATTGCGGTAGGCATAATCGTTCAGAAGTCGCTGCTCCTTCACAGACGTGATAATCGTGCGAAAGATGTAGCGATGTGCGTAGTTAACAGTGAGGCTGCTGCCGCCGTCAACCGACCCACCAGCAATGGGGTTCAGCACGGTATTAGCGCCGCTCTTGTTGACCTTAATACCGTACACGCACCCGGTGAGCGCCGGATTTACGCTCTGACTCCAAATACTTGCGATGACGCCATCCGAGGCCGACACGAAGTCGTACTCGCCATGCGTTAAGCGCAGATATCCCTCTAGAGGAATCAGGCTGGCCGAATCAAGATGAACGGAATAAGTGCCGTCATTAGGCCCACCGAGTGCGTTCAGGTATCCATTAGAGACCTGTAGATAGTTATTCGGAAGGTCGTTGACCGTCCACTTCTGTGTGTCAATCGCTGAGTTGCTGAAATCATCATCCAGTAACAGCGTGCTGTCCACGCCGTACGGTGCGAACGATAAAGGAAAACGCCCAGTGAACCCGTCGCTTACATGGTACTCGCGTACAAGGCTCTGCGGTTCTATGTCTCCTAAAACGATGGCATCGTTGATGATGCGGTCATCAGATGGAGCGATACGCAGATTAGACGGAGTGAAGTGTTTGCTGTTCCCATTGAGGGTAAGAGGCGACGACAAGGCGTCAATCTGCTGAAAGAAAAGAACGTGGTTCTTAGCCCAGAATGTGTAATTCGAGGAGTCAGAAAACTCCTTCACTACATCAGAAAACTTCTTCGCGGGGTCAACCTTGTAACGAGCAACCTTCTGACCATCCCAAATGCTAGCCGGATTGAACAGGCCATTCGGGTCTAGACGCTGCACCAACTTGCGAAGAATTTCTCCTTGTGTTGTGTTGATGAACGGCGGCATTATGCCTAACGGCTGCTGGTTGAGAGCGTATTCATCGCTGGTCGCCTTCAGGACGTAACCCCAAACAGGCGCGTTGTTCTTGCTGCCCAGATAGATAAGCTCTGGGTCGTTCGTGATGTAGCCGGTGTACCAGAGACCGTAGGTGTCCGTGGTGATGGACACGTAAGCACCGCGAGTGGGTTTTACGAAGCTGCCATCGAGCGGTACAAGCTGAAAGTCAAGCAGCTTGGGGTCATTCTTAGAGTCCATCTTGACGGGCTGCCCGTAGATGTACTTGCGGTAATCACGAGTTACGCCGCCCTGTGTGATATTGAACGTCAGCATTGGTGCTCCGGTTTACGGTCTTTGGATGAAATCAATCAAGTCTTGAATTGTGTGAATGCGCCCTAGGTCGCTAGAACCCATGTAGGCTTTGGAACCGAACTCCTCCTCTAATTCAAGTCCTACTTGAATGAGGCTGAGGGAATCAACCCCAACAGAACGAAGGCGAGTGTGTGGGGTGAGCGCCTCCCCAGAGCCGGTGTAGTGACCTAAAATGTCTAGGACTTTGTGTTGCACACTGTGCATTATCTCTCCCACCAATTATTGCCGGGGTATGCAGCATTTAAGAGCTTGTCTACCTGCTCTTTTCCGCCTAGCGCTTCTATAATCTTGATGCGCTTCTTTGTATTTCCTTTTGTGCGAAGGAGCAATAGCGCAAAATAGTCGAAAGCCTTGTCGGATAATTCGACGTTCGAGAACATGGCGCAGTCGAACCCGCCCACTACATCCTGCATGTCCTCGATAGATTGAAAATTGAACTTGCACTCAGTAAAACAGCAATGCACAAATACTCCCCCACGCATGCTGTCAATTGTGCAGTTATAAAAAAGCTCGTTCTCGTGGTAGCCCGTAAGCAGTGGAATGTGCTCATCAATGTGTGTGGCGTTCCACTTGCGCAGGGTCAGATTTCCATTGTCATCGTAAGGCATACAAAATGTGACGAGACGGCTACGCAAAAACGTAGCCGCCCCGTTGTCTTCTTTCCTGCTTATTTCCCGAACCTAAGTTCGCGGTCAATAATGGTCGCTATATCGCCACCCAGCTTCTGCGGGTCAACATCTCCGGCTCCGATAATTGTTATCGGCACGGTGATGCTGACTGCACCAATCTGCTGAGAGAAGCCGCCAGTCAAGCCGAACACTCCTGAAGAATCCTGAACGATTCCGTCCATGATTGCTTTCAGGTCTGTCCATTTCTTGATTTGCTTGTCAATCGCGGCTAGCTGAAGCTCTGCATCTAGCTTGTGCAGACTCAGAATGTCCTGAGCGAACCCGAATAACTGCTGCTCCTTGTTGACCTTTTGGGTCTCCAAGTCAATCTGTGAATTAAGATTGTCTAGGTTCTTCTGGTACTGCTCACGCAACTTGCGTAGGTCATTGGCTGCAATCAGCGCTCCTGAAGCGCGGCGCTCGATGGCGTCACGCGACAGAATTGCAAATTCTGCCTCCGCTTCCTCTTTCTTCAGGTCAATGCGTTGCTGAATCAAATCGTTGAGAGCGATGGCATCCTGAATTGCCTGACGCTCGCCCTCAAGGAAACCTTCCTCAGCATCTTCACGAATCTGTTCAAGGCTTCGACTTAGGAACTCCTGCGCCTTCGCCGCGTCACCGCCAGCTTTGATATACTCCTCAACCGTTTTGTTCAGGTCTGTCCATTTCTGAACGAACCCGCCTAGCTCGCTGGATTGCAGTCGCAGAACCTGCAACTGCTTATCCATATTATCTAGGATGGATTTCTGAGCTTTCCTTAGCTGCGCTAGCGCGTCATCAAACTGCGGTAGCAATTCGTTGAGCAGGTCTTTGCCACCCTTCTTACCGGACAACCGGCGAATGGCGTCTGCTCGTTCCTGCTCGACGTGATTTATCGTGTCTATCAGGTCGGCATTGCCGTTCTGATAATCACGCATCGTCTGATTGAATTGCTTCTTTATTTCCTCAGCTATATGCCGTGCTTGGGCGGTGAAGAAACTGCCGATGGCACCAAAAATAGCGCCGCCGATTTGCAGAATTCCTCGACTGATTGGCTCCGGGTCAAACTGTGCGGCAAACTGCATGCCGTGCCCGATAGCTCCAATCGTTCCGCCTTGCTTGAACGCAGACTGGAATCCGCCAACGATTTGCTGGATGTTACCTAACGCTTGTCCTGCACGGTCTGCAATAACACCGAACTTTTCTACATTCGTGTTAGCTGCATCCCACGCTGCCTTAAAGCCCGGCCCAAAAACCGCATCAAGAGCTTGTCCACCAATAAACGCAAGTTTGTTGTTGAACTGGTCTAGGTTTTGGTTGGCGATGGCAAGGCTAGCTTGCGCTTGGTTAACCTCCTCGAAGTATTCCTTCAGATGAGGATTGCCGTTGATAATGGCCTGCGCCAAGTTACGAACGGCGTCTTGTAAGCGCTGCTGTGCCTGCTCCTGTTCCTTCTTGAGAAGGTCGCCCTGCCTATTCCGGTCACTGATTGGCCCGGCCACTGGGCGGTTGGCGATGTTCTGCAATTCCGCCGAATTGCGTTCGTTACGAAGCTGCCCCAACTCACGACGCAGACGAAGTACGGCATCAGCATGCTTGCCGGTCGCCTCCGCTTCTCGTAGCTGGTTCTGTATATTGCGAATAGCAGCGTCTATGATTGCTAGATACTGCTGATGAAGTTCTTTGTTTGCCTTGACGAGAATCGTTGCCGATACGCCCGCTCGCTCGTTTATCTGAACAAGTTGCTCATTCGCTCTTAACTGTTCGAGAGCGGCCTGAGTTTGCATCCGCGTGGCACGGATAGAATCCTCAACCTGAGCATTGGCAATTCTACGGGCATCAATGACCTTCTGAAGCCCCTCGATTTCAATAGCATTTGCTAGCTGGGCATCTACTGCCTTGCGTTGCTGGGAGCCTTCAACGAATAACGTCTGCTCCTCACGTAGCGAGTCAATCTTGGCTCGTAACAGCTTTTCCTCGATGTCAGCCGTCTGCCGCGCAATGGCTTCCTGCGTGGCCCCAGTCTCTTTAGCAAGCTCAATCTGCTTGCGGCTCAACTCAGTTTCTAGCTGAACCTTCTGGGTGATTTCGGCCTGCTTCTCTCGGACAGTCTGTTGTGCAATGGTGCGCTGGTGAGACGCAATCTCGTTTTCAACGCGGCGAACTGCATTGAGCCGCTGACCCTCCAGCGTCTCAACCGTTTTGTCAACATTCTTGCCGCCAATTGCTTGCGCCTTGTCTTCGGCTTCGGCAAAAACAGCGTCAATAACCGCCTTGATTCCAGTCAGATGGTCAACGATGTTCTTTTCGCTCTCGATGACCGTAGCAAACTGGTTGGCGACGTTTTCCTTGAACAGGTTTACGACAGCATCGCTGTACTTGTTTACCTGAGCTAACTCAAGCTGAGCCTCCCTAGAAATTTCGGCTAGGGAATTACGCGCCGCCTTCTCATCGAACTCTTTCTTGTGACCGCTATCAGGCTGGGGAGAAATGGGGGCATTTAGAATTCCTCCATTTTGGTCGAAGAACGCCTTGACGCCTTCAGGGAGAGAATCGAAGCCTGCTAACCCAGTCGGCGTTTCACGATGCACACGCCGCCCGGCAATTGCGTCATTAAGCTCAAACCCCAGCGCGGTTCTAGCCTGCTCACGGCGGTCAAACGCTAACTGAATAGCGTTTAACTCCTGTAGCGTCTTACCATCAGACAGGGGCGTAAGAGTCAGCAAACTACCCTTGTTGAACTCCATGTGCTGCGCAACCGCAACAATCTGGCGCAACCCAGTCACGATGTTGTCTACAACAGATTCTAGCGCAAGAAAACCTTTAGTCACATTGGCGACCATGCGGATAGGCCCGCCGCCAAGTTCAAGCATTTCCTTGCCAATGTTGATTAGGTGTTGAACAACATCAGCTAGCGTTCTGCCAAAATCTTCGACATCCTTCTGATGCTCTTTGAAGTAATTAACAATCTTCAGAGCAGTTTCAGTAATCGTGTTGAAGACCGGCTCAGCTACAAGCGCTTCAAAGCGCTTGCGCAGCAGTTCGACTTGCTCGACTAGCACCGCTTGGTGTAGCTGGGCCTGTGAAACTGCGTCTAGATACGGCTTGAGGCGAGGTTCAAGACGCTGCAACAGGTCATGGTGCTCCATGCCCAAATCGCGTATCTTGTTCCACTCATCTCGCGTCATGTGCAGAACTTCTAGGAATTTGCTGGTCGGGGTTAGAGTCCCGTCCATTGCCCTAGGAATTTCGGACACGAGGCGGCGTGTGGTTTGGGCCGACACGCCCGAAGCACGCATCGCCAAGTTGAACAACTCGGTGAGGCGCACTAGCTCCTGAACACTTGTAACGGCGCTGACGCCGCCAGATTCAGTGAGCGTTTTAAATGATTCAAAGAGGTTAGAAAACTTGAGTCCGGTCTTTGCAGCAACATCCTGCAATGCCCGCACAACCTCGCCGGACGCGACTGCTGACAGCTTCAGATTTTCTGCGAAGTCTTTAGAAAACTGGACGTTAGCAGAAAGCACACCCGTTAATTCGTCTTGGTGAGCCTGCGTCTCTCGCAGATAGTGAATGCCTTCCTCAATTGCTTTGAACGGAAGATGTGCTAATTCCCCTGCGAGTCTGAGAAGACCGATATACGTTTCCCAGATAATCAGGTGCTTCAGCATGTTCCCGGCAGTGCTGCCGAGATTGGATGTCAGCTTGCCGAAGAATCCGGTTGCGGCCCGGTCGGAGCGCTCGTACCCGTCAACGCGGGCCTGGGCCGCTTCCTTGGCTGCCTGCGCGTCGCGGCGAAGGAGGACTTCGCTGGTCTGCGCCATTCGCTGCATACCCGCAGTCATTTGGGACATTGCCTCGTCCCACTGCGTAGTCATGTCGCGGTCAAACTGCTGAAAATGCTGCTGAAGCTCTGTTAGCTGCTCATTAACGCGGGCAAAAACCCCGACGTTGATAGCGTTACCGAGGCCGGTGTTTTCAACCTTGTCCTGAAACCGATTGTAGGCGGCGACAAGTTCTTCCAAGCTGCGTTCAAACTTGGGAACGTCTACCTGTATCTCTAATACTTCTGTAAAGACTGCATCAGTCTGGGCCATCGGTAGTCCTTGGGAGTCTAGCTGCCTGTATTACGGATAAATGAATCGCGGGCAAATGCAGCGCCCGGTTCTTCTCCATGCAGCTTTGAGTGCGGGTCTGTTCTTGTCTGAGTCAGTTCATTGCTTATGCTCTGAACAATCACGTTCTTTACATCTGGCATGATGTTGTCGAGCAGCACTTGGCGGAATGTCTCAAACCGGAAGTCGTCTTGAATAATGATTTTGTAGGCGGCGAAAGAGGCTACTTTCCTAACCTCGTCTAGAGCCTTCGTTATCATTCGGCGGGGATGAATGCCGGGATGATTGACGTGTAAAGCGTAGTGGTATTCACCTAGAGCAGTAGGCCAACGCAGCATTGCTACGTATTGTGGGTCAATGGAATATGCCTTACCGCTTGCTCGTCCGGCGTCTCCGCGCAACGCGGTGCCAAACTCATTCCAATACCACCAACGGAACTGCTCTCCCTCCGGCATGGATATGCGTGCAGAGAGTTTCTTTCCGTGGAAGTCCTGCGCCCGTTTTCTCATTTCTTTGGCGAAGGTGCCGCGATTGCGGTTGAATTTGGCTTTGAAATCCACGTTGCCTCCTACCAACTATTCATGTAGATAGCCATTTCGTCCGAATTCAGTTCTGATAGTCGTTTGCCGTTCCAAACAATCGGGTCACCATTCATCAGTTCGTCTTCCTGCTGTTTACGCATATCGGCAGCAGTCGGCTCGTTGGCTACACGCTTCTTCACTCTTTCTTGGTTCACCCAAGCCGCATGATTCAGCATTATGATTTGCGGAACGGTGAGAGACATCACTTCGTGGAGAGGCCAGTGATAGGTTTGGCAGAGGGAATCAACCATCAAGAAGGGATTCCCCCTATCTTCTACGCGGTCGTCTTCTACTTGCCCGTCATCCCTAGCATCGGGAGAGCCTGTACGAAAAAATCCGTGAAGTCCTTGATGATGTTGTTTCTCTGCACTTGCGCCATCACGACCTTAGCGAGATTGAAAGGTGTTTTACCCAGCTTCTTCACGTCATCAACAGTGATGTCCGGGTCAGTGGAAGCGCACACTATACGTGCCATTTCGGGCAGGTTAACTCCGCAATACTCAAGCAAAGCATCTTCCGAGAATGATGTGTTGGATAGCTCGATGCCGGGAATTCCGACTTTGCTTTTCTGGGAAATCAAACCGAAAACAGCGGTGATGAACGGCTTCAGTAGAAGTACGAACTTCAGATAAGCGTCGTATTCAAGGTCAATGATTTTGAAGATGCGGTCACCTAGACGGAACTCGTCCTCTGCTAGCTGCGGGTCGTTGGTAGCGGCTTGGATAATCTGGTGTTCGGTCAGGGTTGAGGGAGCAGAAGACTGCTCAGGAGCGGGGGCTACTTCAGGAGTAGATTCAGGGGTGGGAACAATCTGTTCGTCGGCCATAATCCTTCTTCTAGAAACGCCTAGAGGGGCGCTGTTGTGTGATGAGGGGCTAGCCAAAAAGCCAGCCCCACACCAAAATGAGTTGTCTGTATACGATTATTTGAAAATCGTATGCGCGAGAATGTCTTCGCTGGTTTGACCCGTCACGGTGAAGAAGGGCAGAATCGCGGAGCACTTGAGCACCATCGCATCGGCATCTTCAGCAAACGTGAAGTTCATGTAGACACTGGGGCTGTAGAACTGATGTTCCTTACCATCCAGCTTGTTGACGGCCACGACAAGCAGCGCCATCTGAACAAGGTCTTCCTGCCCAAGATGGAACGTGTAAATCGAGCCAGCAGTCTGCACAGAAGCGGACAGGCCCGGAATCTTGCTCATCACAACATCGTCTAGCTGATTAAGGCTAAACTCAATGTTTCCGGTCTTTTCGTTGCTGTATGCAGCGCGAAGATAGTTGTCAATACCAGTTTTGACTTCCTTAATTTTCTTTTCGTAACCGATTTTCGCGTTACCGGCCACGCTACCGAGGTCAGTCCAACCAACAAGGTTGGCGGCGTTGCCCGCATACTTAGTATTCGGGACAGTAGCACCAGTCGTGCTGTCAGGCGTTGACTTCATAAAAATACGGGGAGCCTGAATCAGTTTGATAGACTGTGCGCCTGTAACGCCCGCAGCCGACATCGGTTTCTGTGTTGTTGCGTCGTTTGTTACTAGAGGCATGAAGAAGAACTCCTATGAGTGCGGAGAAATTATGAAACTGTGTGTTGGAGCGTCAGCACGCAGGAATGATGGTAGTAAAAGTCGGACACAATGACTCTAAATCTGACCTTATGCCTATCCCACATGATGTTCGTTCCGGTAGAAACTGGCGATTCCGGGTTGGAGTAATCCAATTTAGGCGTGAAAAACGCTGAACTGAGAAGCGTCCACACCTGATTTACCCAGCTAAGCGCAGTCAATTCGTCATCGTTGATAACATCAATAACAACTGTGGTGTTGCCCACTTGCGTATCTGGGGCAACGTCCAAGAAGTGAACATTGACGGCGTTTACTTGTATCTTGTCCGCGTCGGGTTTATTCGGGTCACGCCGAATGTTATGGACAGGGATACCATCTAAATTGTCGGCTAGAAAATGAAGGAATGAATCTCGTGTATTACGCATTCAAATCCTCCTCTAGGGCCGCTTCGTGCTGCGCAGGAACGCCATGTAAATCAAGGCCGTTCCTTGGAAACTGACCGGCGTGTAATCTGTTATGCGAAAAATTTCTTCGTTTCCGGCGCTGTCCTTAAAAACAATTGTGACGTTCTTGTTGTTCAGGTCTGCTAGCGGCAACGCTGTGGAGGAGAACAAACAGGAATAATCGTCTGCTACTTCAACCTTGGAACCGGCGGCACCTAGCACTGATTCGGCGTCAACGTGGTCACCCACTATGTTTCGCCCTAAGCGCTGGTATGTAGGCTGAGGGTCAAGCAAAGTGTCCACTGTGCTTACCGCAACGCCGCGACCGATAAGGTCATCACCGCCGCTGCGCGTAACAACGCGCTTATAAACGGTTCTGTCTTGCGGAAAAGTCCGCCTTAGCGCTCCGTTAACTCGGTTCAAGATGCCCTGTGCTCGGCTCATTAAGCCCTCCGCATTCGGGCACCCTTGACAAAGAACGGGCGCACAAACTCCAAAGCCATAGGCGCAAAGGAACTGCCTTCCGATACATACTGTTGGTTCAGGTGGATTTGCCCTCGTCCAACAGAGACAGAATCGCTAACTACTCCCTGAAGGCGATTAGCCATAGCGGTCTCGTCAAAATTAAGCAAGTAAATCGCCTGCTCGCATTGTGCCATCTTGACCGGCTCAGGGATGTAGAGCTTTCCAGCGTCGTCTACGTCTAGATTTCTAGGGAATTGCAGCTTCTGATTGTAGTAATACTTGACCGGCTCAGCCGTGAGCGCTAGGTCAATAACCTGCCCAGACGCGCTGTCGTAATGCAATGTATACTCAGAAACTGAAACGAAATGTGTGTAACGTGCTGTTTCAATGACACGGCACGCCTGCACCAGAAGTTGAGCCTGCTGGTCATCCCCTAGCGCTGCCCACTGTGCAGCTTTCGCGGCACTAAAGTGGTTCTCCCAGTAATCACTCGCATAGTCCGTATCAACGTAGGAGTTGGACGTGCTTTTGCCGATGCTGCTATCCAATGTAACGGCCATGCGGTTCCTCGTTTAAGTCCTTAGTCGTTGTCTTCGTCTGCTCGTTCAACCGGGGTTGGGGCAGCGGGTTCCATCTGCGTTGGAGCAGGTGTTTCCGGTGCAGCCGGGGCAGGGGTTACATCATGTGTTTCTGTGTTGTGGCGGTCGTGGTAACGCCGCAGTGTGCCAATTCCCATGTGACTCTCCGGTAAATGAAAAGGGGAGGCCGAAGCCTCCCCAATTCCTAGCTTGAGCCTATTACTTGCTGGTGATAACCACAGCGTGAATAGACTTGTTCTGCTCAGCCACAACAGCGCTGGTGTTGGAATCCCAACCGAACAGGTGCGGAGCAAAATGCACGTTCGAGGAGATGATGTCCGCCAGCAGCAGGATGTCGCGGTCGAACTCCACCATGACCTGACGCTGGTAGAACAGAGCCAGAGCGCCGGGGCCGATGATGTAAGTGTTGTACTGGTTGACGCTAGAGACCGAAGCCACAGTCACGAGGTCGCTCACCAGAATGGGCAGGCCCATGATGGTGGGAACCACGCCGGTGCGAATCACGTCCATACCAGACTGATACTGGTTCTGGATAGCGCCGGTCTTCACTAGGTCGCCATACACCTTGGAGTGCATGACGATGACGCCACCCTTGACAACCTTAGCGTAGTTGTCGCCCAACGTGTTCACCAAAGCGGTGATGACAACGTTCTGGTCGAGCAACCCGCCGTTACTGCCTAGGTTGGTCGTCGCCTGATTATAGGTGTTGGGCGTGTGCTCAACCTCCGTAACCAGCTTCGCGTCAATGTACTCAGCCGCACGCCGTGCAAGCTGGTCTGCAATCTCGCCAACCGGGTCGGCCTTCGACACCAGTTCAGCAGTGTCGAGCACTTCCAGCGCCATACCGCCACGGAGAACCGTAGCGAACTCAGCGCCAGTCGTGATTTTGCCCGGCGTCATCGGCGTACCTTCAGCTAGGTCAGCGAAGGTGCCAATGCGCTTCCAGAAGGGGATTTTGAATTTTGTGCCCGGCGAACCAAGCGGGAATGTGGAATCAACTTCCACAAGTCCGCTGTTGCCAAGCACTAGCATGTCGGGGAACTTGGCCGAAATCTGGTCGGCCAGAACCTCCGGGTTAACAATGTCAGTGATAGCAGTGAATGCCATTTAGAATGACTCCCTATGAGTGCAGTAAATGTTGCTTGTCTACGTTTTAGGCAATCAATCCCTGCGCCCGCGCCTGCTCTTTCATAGCCCGATACATCTTCGGGTCTTCTTTCATCAGCTTGGAGGCCAGTGCGGAATTTGATTCCTTACCGAAAATCTGCTTTAGCTCGTAGCGCTGTCCGTTCAGTCCGCTGCGTGCAGACTCGCTAGAGCCTGCTCCGGGGCGAACATCGCCACGCACGAGATGTTTATTGTTCTGAGCGAATTCCGCGAGGAATTCTCCGACAGTCATTGGTTCGTACTGCGAGTTGTAGCGCTCGCGCCCATCTTCGCCGTACACAATGAAACGCTGCTGTGCATCGTCCCACTTGATGTTGTCTGAGGTTAGCTTCAGAACCTGCTCGGTGTTGATGAAGTTATGCTTCACCGCTTCCGATGTGATGGTGACCTGCTTCCGAGTATTCAGAAGTTCCAGCTTGGCTTGCTCAGCTTCTTTCCGATGTTGTGCAGCTTCCTGCTTTGCCTGCTCAATCGCAGTCTTCGAGGACTCACCAATACGCTTGAATTCGTCAAGCTGGCGCTTCAGTTCCTCTACATCGGCCTTTTCTTCTTTACCCGATTCACCACGGCTCTTAGCCGCAGCTAGGGCATCCTTGGCAGACTGAAGGTCAGCCTGTAGCTGGCTCAGTGTTGCCGCCTTTGCGTTAAGCTCCTCTTTTAGAGGGGCCGTAGCGCGACCAACTGCCTTGTTGATGAAGCTGTCAATTGCCTTCTGCTGTTCGTCCGTGAACTCGACTTTCGGTTTCTGTTCCGCCCCCGAACCATCGCCGGGGTTGTTCGCCTGACCGTTGTTGGCGTCAGTAGCCATTTTCGTTATTTCCTTTGCCTCAAAAAATTAACGCTCTAGCCGTGAGTGGCAGCTAGCGCGGTTTAAATCTAAATCTGTTGAACTGCTTATCGCGCCTTGTTCTGGCCGGGGCGATTGCGATTGCCGTCCGGGTTACCAGCAGCAGGCATTGCCTTGCCCTTAGCTTTCAGAGCCATAGCGGTAGGCGTGCGGCGATTGCCGGTGCCCTTGCTGTTGGCCTTGACTCGGACTAGCTTTCCAGTGTCAGTTGCCATTTATTAACCTCGTGCAAAAGTGTTGTATACGCCTATCGGAACAGTGCGCTTCTTTCGTACACGCACTGCGACCGGGCTTGGTTCTGGCTTGCCTCGCCGCGAGACCTGCCGCAGCATGTCGTTATGAAACGGCGGTGCTTTGAACGGAAACGTAACTTTGCGATGCATCAGTCCGGTTCTTGCAGGAATGATGCGCTGCTCTACGTTGTCAGCCATTACAGCGTTCCTTTCGGGGGACGGGTCACTTGGCCTCGTCAGAGGGTGTCCCTAGATTCCCCCGCGCCTGCCCCTAGAAAATGCCAGCGCGATACGGAGTCTCGTGCCGGATAGAAAATGGGCGGCGAATGTCGCAGTCGTGACGTTACTGCCCCTTCACCTTCTTAGCCGCTTTCGCTCCGGGTGTCTTGGCTTCGGCGGCTGCCTCTGCCATCGTTCCGCTCGATTTCGGCTTCTGTTGGTCACCGGGTGATTTGGGTGCTCCGACGAGGGCTTCCTTTTGAAGCTCACGCCATTTGTCCCAATTCATTCCTTCGATTTCCCTTTCAACCTTCGCTAGAAGGTCGGCAGGAAGTTTTCCGTCATACTCATGCACTAGGCGTTTGAACTCATTTTTAAAGAACGTCTCAGAATCAATGCCTAGGTCACGACCTAGAATCTGCAACTGCGTCATCGCGTCGGTAAGATTAGTCAGTTCATAACGGTCTTTGTACTTGATTTTGCCTTGCCAATCTTTACCCGCAAGGCGAGCAGTGAGCGCCATCAATTTCTGCTCTGCACGTTCAAGTGAATCCGCACGAGACGCGATGAAGGGCACAGTCTTAGAGAACGACTGCGCTTGGCTAAATCCGCTAGATTTCTCACCATTGAACAGTTCGTTCAAAGTGTCCTGCGCTGCACGCCGGAACATCTCCTGCTTGATGCGGTCGCGTTCTTCCTGAATGAATCGAGCCGGGTCTGAGGGAGGAGAGATGTACTCAGGCATCTGAGCACCTTTGGGAACCTCCAACACATTGGCCGTTCCCTGAACGCCGTCCTCTTGGTCTTTCAGAGGAATCGTTCCCTCAACCTCTTTTGCCAGAAGGTTAAAGCACTGCCGGTACAGGAATTCTTGCAGCAGGCTTGTGAGATTCATTATTTCGCGGTTGTTCTTCGCAAAATCGCGTAGGAAGCTGTTCCCCATGAAGGGATTTCGCTTCGAGCGCTTGTAGCGCACAACCACAATCGGAATCTCTCCTAGGGTATTTGTCACTATCTGCTTGCCCATCATAATGGGCTTCGCTGAGTCAGTGACATCAATCCTAGAAATGATGATTTGTGACTGGAACCATTCGGTGTATTTCTCTACAACTTTAATCTCTGTGCCGACAACCTCATTCACCATCTGCTTGCGCTTGATGTAAGTGAAGGTGTCAAAGTCGTCTACAACCCAGTCGGTGATTTCGTCCGGGCGAAGCAGGCACCAATACGGCCTAATTCCTTGAGCTTCTTCGTCCGCCTTTGTAAGCGTTTCGCCTTCAGGAAGTTGTACGTAGGGGGTGTCCACGAGCGTGTAGGACATGCCGAAAATCTGCATGTCGTCGCTAACCGCTCGCATGTATGTCTCGATGTCGTCACCCTTCTTGTTTACGTCCTTCAAGAAGTTGACATACCAATCTTGCAGGTCTCCACCGTCGCGCTGAATCGTTTCCGCAAAGATGAAGTTGGTGAAAAAGTCTACAATCTGCTCGCAGTAATTGATGTAGTGGACGCGAGCAACACGGTCTGCAAAATCTTCCTGATTCTCGCGTGCGTGCTTGAACAGGTTGCCCTGTGTGGCGAACTCAGGCCCGCCCTCGTATGCCGCGAGGTACAAATCCCACTCAGGGGCATAGACGCGCCACAGTTCATGCGTCTTTCTCAGGCGGTCTATCTCTGACTTCATTTCTGCGGTCAGAGCTTGATTATTGGAAGCCGACTCAGCAAGGCCCATTGAGTTCCTCTAAAAACTAATGTTGTTGTGTTCAAACCAAGGCAGTAGCTCGTCTAGCGATTTCGTGCGCTTGGACGCGAGTTCTACTGCGTGCTCAGCGCTACGAGAAAGCGCCTCTTGGAGCAAGTCGTACATGGATTGCTGGCTTTGCAACTTCACGCTTTTCTCGAAGTTGCCGTAAACCTTGTAGGCCCAACGCTCCCCGCCGATGATGTTTGCTGCCATCATCATGTTGCGGTAGTAATCGTCGGTATAGTGGCGTGAATACGTTCTGCGACCGGCGTAGTGGTAATGAACAAGGCGCGGGTCAACCCACACCTGCTTACCCATCATCCACGCCTTGAGGTCGAAATACGTCTCCTCACCGCCGTATCCCTGAAAGCCAGTCCAGTAGCCGCCAATCTCATCCCACACGTCGCGTTTAACGACGAAACCGCCGTGACCGCTTACCGCTATGGGGTAGGGCTTAGCCGCGTCCGTGGGGTGCAAAACCGCTTTCGCCCAGAAGTCTTTTTCTAGGCTCAGCTTGTAGTGGTAGTGGGTGCCCTCACCGGAGTAATACCGGAAGCTGCTGTGCAACACATCCACTGGGTACGTCTTAAAATCTAGAAGCGCCCGCGTGAAATATTGCGGAGACACGAGGCAGTGATTGTCGAAGAAGAACAGGTACTTGCCGTCAGCGAACGTCGTCGCAAACTGGCGGGCTGTTGGCGGTGCCCAAGGCTCCGGGTGCCACAACGACTGCTTCAATTTTCCTAGCTTGTCTAGGTAGTGGAGCGTGCGGCTGATTTCGACATCAAACGTCCTATCGCCATTGCACGCTATGCAGTAGTTGTATTTGTAGTCTGTTCGTTCTAGGTCTATTTCGCAGCTTTGAATCGTGGCCCAGAGGCCCATCGGATTGCCGCGATGAGCAATGACAATCGTGAAATCCGTCACTTACGACTTTCGCACCTTAACCGAGGTTTTGATTTCAATATGCAGAACGACCCCACCAGAATTAGCATCAACGTGAAGAACGTAGTTGCCTAGAGCGGGGCTGAATGTTTCCTCAACCTGTCCGCGATATTTGCCGTTGGAGCCAGAAACATAGGACAAGGTGACACCAGTGAGTCCCGTAACAGAGGCTCCTGTGCTGTCCTTCAGCGTGGCCGTTGCGACCGCGTTGTTAACGTAGGCCAGCGTCAAGGCGTCCTGAAGACCGTCAATCTCAATTATTTGGTCGTTCTTTTGTGTGAGAATCAGTTTGCTGGGTATCGCCACGCTTGACCTCAAATGCAAAAGGCCGGGCACATGCACCGAAGTGCAGGGTGTTCCCGGCCTTTAGAATTGTTTACTGAATAGTCTGCGCGCCGTCGAGCCGCAGGCTTTCGTCCGTAGAAGCAGAATCCAATTGCAACGACTCAATCGTAGCGGCAGAATTCAACTGCAACGCCTGAATCACTGACGCCGCAGCGAGTATCAACGCGCCAATCTGACCCAAAGAACTGTCGCTATGTATGGAGAGTGTTGCTCCCAGCGAGAGTGCTTTGGTGAAGATGGCGGTTGCACTTGATGCAAGCGCCGATGTGATTCCGATGGACGCTAAAGAGTCCATCACTGCTGTTGAAACAGCCGTCTCTTGCAAGGCAACAGAGAGTGCTCCTTGAGCAATCATGTTGGCCTGCGCGCTAGACGAAACCGACGTATTAGCCGAGATGCTAGCCGTTGCTAGGGCCGACTGCTGCGCCGACAGGGAATACCCGGCCAGCACGCCAAATGCTACGAGAGCAGCCGCGTTAAGCGAGGCGCTGGATGTGAAACCGTTTGAGATGGCAAGCGAAATGCTGGCCGCGACGGTATTGCCAAACCCAGCCGCTAGACTGGTGCTTAGCCCAAGAGAAGCCGCTGCTTGCGCAATTAGGTTGTTGGCGGCAGAAATGTTGGCGGTTACACCCAATGATGCAGCCGCGTTGATGCCCAGAGTCTTGACAGCTTGGAACCCTAGATTGGCCGCAATAGCGGCGCTCACAGGAATACTTAACGCTGCCGACGCTACCTCAGAAAGAACCGTGCTAATCGTCGCTGCCGAGTTAAGAGACAAACCGCCTGCGTCGGTCATTGACAGCGCCGCCGAAATAGCGGCAGACACAGACACGCCCACAGACGCGGCGCTCGTCATGGCTAAAGCGGTGACGATGCTTGCCGCAGCACTAATATTCGTCCCACTGACTGTGCCTAGAGACGTTGTAGCCGCCAGCGCAGCAGAGGAATTGATGTTCAGTGTGCCTTGGCTTGTCAGCGCGCACACAGCAGAGATTGCGGATGTTGCGTTCGCAATCATGCTTGCTGAATCGCTCAGCGACAACGCCACTGAAAATGACGAAGCACCTACTGCCGACAGATTAGCCGCATCACTGATAGACGTGGCAATTGCCAAGGCTAGAGAGCTATTGTACGTAGACCCCCCAGCGCCCGGAGGGGTGCCAACGATGCGCTCCCACACAGGCGTCTTACGTCCAGCCCTCAGTGGTATGTTGTCGTCGGATACAATCTCGAATCCAATGATGCCGTAGCTGTCACTGGCTGAAATAGACCAGCCGCCAGAGACAAAAGGCGAGCCTGCTGTATCCGAGTAGGCAGCATTAGCCGCGCCGGTATTGGAATTTAGGTTGTTTATCCAACGCTGCTGCCTTGTGACAAGTGACAGAGAATTTCCACCACAAGCCGCGAAGCCCGCCATGTTGCCTATTGACACAGGCAGTTTGACTGAGAATGGAGCGTTGTTCACAACGCCAAAACCAGTTGCGAGGTTGCGAATCGGTGTTGATTGGTTTACTCCGGTATAGCTAGCAGACCCACCAATCACATCAGCGGTAACACCGCATCCTACCGTAACTTGCTTCGAGCCGATAGGAGGGTTGACCATGTAAAAAACTGAAATAAGCCCGCTCGTGCCATTGTTGGCGTGAACCGTGGCCAGCCTTGTCATCGCTACGCCGTCGTAGTTGGCGCTAGGAACGACAGATGTATCAGGACTCTTTCCTACAGCTAGAGCAACAATCACTAACCGATTGAGGCCAGAGCAAGTGTGAAACCACGAAAGACCAGTAGCACCGACGTTTGACTGCCCGCTCGAATTTGGCCCAACGGCATCAAATGCTACTGGCATGATTGCTTGACCCTCATGTTAATTACACCGACTGTGCGAGCACTCCCTGATAGAACGAGTTGCCGACGGAAGCATCCAGCGCACCACCTGTTTTGTTTTCCACGACGATGCCCCACTTCTCTGGCAGCGTTCCGCCAAATACTGCGGCCACCGACATGGGGACGCTCACATACGTGGTGGCGTTTGCCACGGCGTTTATCGAACCGATTAGTCTCAGGTTCGGAGGGTTGGTCAGCGTAACGCTGCCGTCAGTACCAGTAACGCCGTCTCCGTAGTTCGTTCCTCCATCGGCGGTGCCGTATGCGTACACGTTGACGACGCCGCTTGCAGATGTTCCGGCAGCATTGGTCTTCACCTTCACCACGACAAGTGCGTCTAGGTACAGGTTTGTGCTGTTGTCAACGGCAGTGGACTGCCGCTGTCCGTTGTTAGCAAGCGACGTGATTGTGCAGGTGATGGCTTGGTTGCTTGTTCCAAAAAGCTCTTTGATTGTCGCCATTGATTACACCTGCCTGAACCACATGCGACCGGCTGCATTGAGCGGTGCGCTTGCGTTAACGATGAGCGCATTACCGGGACTCGTTTGAATCCACGGCTCGCCTTCTTCTGTAAAAATCAAATCTTTCGACGCGCTCACGAAGGCGCGTCCAACCTCGGTAGTGCCGTCTTTGAAAACAACGGTAGCAAGTGCCGCGTTGTCGAACGACAAGTGGGCGCGGTCAATGAACCACGCCATGCCCGGAACTGCGGGCAAAATGGTGTTATCGCCAACCGCGAGAGCGACATTCACAGGTTTGACTGTTTTTCTTACCGGCACTGACGGAGCAAGCGCTTGCTGGTTCCATGCTGTGCCGTCAAAATTAGTTCCATACCATTCATTCTGCTTCACAGCAGAGGCCAGCGCCTGCTGCGCTTCGTGGTAGCGGGCTTCAAGGTCGGATTGAATGTCAGACAGAGCGTAGCTGGAAGGGTACTGAGTAGCCGCAACCTGCTCTATAACCTGTCCGCTCTGAATTGCTTGAACCTCTCCCGCAGTGGCCCCGGCGAAAGCGCTTGTCGCGCCCGGCATGCGAACTGAACCGGCTACGGTAGGAGTAAGCCAGAAAGCGTAACGAATGTTTAGGTCGTCGCCATTGGCCCCTAGTTCCTTAGACAGCAGAATAATTTTCTTCGCCATTGATGCCTCACTTCATCCAATTAACGGGGTCAATTAAGAAATGCCAGTTCAGCCAGCCTAAAATCATGGCACGCAGGAACATCGGCACCCAGCGACGAACAAGTTCTGTGAACGTCGCCTCGCTTGGTCTAGCTAGACCTACGATTTCTAGGATGAGGGCGGCAATAAGAATTACCGCCCAACATACCAAATCTAGATGTGACCAATGTTCGGTCATGGATTACGACGCGCTTAGAGTGATGGTCACGTTCAGGGTGTCGCCGTTCTGCACAGCACGAGAGCCGCCAGAGAATGACGCAGCGCCAAACAGAGTGCCGCTGGTGCCGCCCTTGGTGTTGTTCGTCACCACGAACGCGCCAAGAATGGTCGCCGTGGCGTTAATGTTGAAGACCGCTTTGGACGCAGAGTTATCAACCGAGCCGCTAGCCGGAGTGCCCAGCGTCAGCGTCGGACGGTTGGCGTTAGAGTACGCAGTGCTCTCAAGCCAGCCCGCGTGGGACGCCATTGTGTCGGCAGCGGCATAGGCCGAGAAGCTAGCGTTGTCCACCAGACCGACGTAAAACGTGGCTGTGTAGGCACTGCCCTTGAAATACTGAGTGAGCAGGTCATTGACGCCAGCCGTCATCACCTGATTGGGCACTTCCTCAACCCACTTCAGGTTGCCGTTCGCGTCGAAGCACTCGAAGCGATACACGTTGCGGAACTTAATATTGCCGATGTTCGATACGCTGTTAGCGACTAGAGTTGCAGCGGCCTTGGCGGTAACAGTAGCGTCGAGGGACACGCCGCGCAGAGTGGCTAGAAGCGCCTTCATTTTTTCTTGAAACGTCATGTATGAATCCTTTTAGAAGTAGTCCCAGTCGCACGGTACTGGGTTCTTGTCCTGCCAAAATGCAATGAACGTGCGCTTAGGTGTCACTTCGCAGATGCCAGAAATCTTGTCGCGGTGGACGCGATGACTGCGCAGGTCTTGCTGCGACATATAAATCGGCGCGTTCGGATGACTGTGAATGGAGCCAACTACAGATAACCCTTCGTCTTTGGCTCTTTGTTCTATGTCGGACGTAGACTGCGTGTCCGACTTGACTTCGATAGGAGTGGAGACAACGAGTTCTGGGTATTCAAATCTATAAACGAGTATGAGATTTGAAGACTCTTGCTTTCCTACCAGCAGAGCCATGATTTCGTTGCGGCTTTGTCTAGCTTTGCGCCTGAAATACGAAAGCTGTCCCTTGTCAACCAGAACGAGCACGTCCTGCCCCAATGAGAAGACTTGTCTACTTGTTAAACGCCGCGCACATTGCGATAGCGATAGACGAAGGGTTGACGGTCAGCGCCCCAGTTAGCGAGAGCCAGTGCCACAACGCAGTCGTCATGCTGACCGCTAGGTGCAGAGTAGCGAACCACGCCTGTGTCAGTAATCTTGTACTCATAGTTGCGAAGCTCATCCACAAGCTGATAAATGCCGGGGAACGAGATACGCGCTTTCTCGATGTTGATGCGCAGCTTTTCGATTAGCTGCTGTTTCGCGGTGGTGCCGCCAATCTTGTACGGCTCAACGCGAATGCCGCTATACGACAAGTTCTCGTAGATAGCGTCTCCAACGCCTGTGGAGTCAACCCAAACGGTTGCGCGGTAGGCACGCGCCATGTCTACTATGCGTACCTGTTGCAAATTCCAGTCAATCTTGTTGAAGCGGTCAAATGCCACGACTTGCTTCGTGTTCATGTCCATACAGACAAGCACGGTGTAGTCGCGGTGCTTAGCAAGGTCAACGCCGATGACGTAGTTGTGTCCGGGCTTGTACTCCTCAAAGGAGCCACGGATGCAGTCCTTGACGCCACGGAATACGCCCGCAGAATCGTCTAGGAATTCGGCAGCGACTTCCTGCTGGAACACGTCCGAGGGCAGGTTGCGCTTCATCTCCTCGATGGACTCTACGGAGACGTGAGGATTTGTCCACGTCGGCATCCGAATAGCCGTCCACTCAGGGAAAGGGTCGGGATGCTCAGCGTCGAAGCGCGGGGTGCCGTCGTAGTTGGACTTTTCGCCGCGATGGTAAACGTCAGCGAACCAGCCACGTCCTTTCGGAGTGCTGATAACGATGCCGCGACCACGAGTCTGCGTCACGGTTGTCATTACCGAGACGAAAGACTCGTACGGGATACGCGCCGCCTCATCAATGATGAAGAAGTTGACGGCGTAACCACGGAGCGTGTCGGGGTTGTCACCCGACTTGAAGTGAATCCACGAGCGCTCTGAACCGTCCGGGTTCAACAGGCACAGTTGCAGGTCGGCCTTGTATTCTTGGAACGAATCCGGGGGCAACAGGCGCTTGATGAGGTTGTACGCCATCTTCGACTGTGCGTAAGAAGGCGCAACCCACCAGTACATCCCCGGCCCGCTCAGCGGTACATTTTTGTACGGGTCTCGATTGTTCCACGCCTCGAACACGAGGCGGATAGTGCAGCCGTATGTCTTGCCGAATTTTGTACCGCACGCGCCAGCGACGAAACGAACACCTTGGTCTTTGTATAGCTCAAAAGCGTTAATCAGTTCGTACTGCTTCGGATGTGCCGGAGGCAACGTCAGCACTACCGGCTTCACCCTCACCTGACTCGCAAGTGATGGCGACTGCTTGTAATTCGGGTTGACCTTCGCCGTTCTGCTCATTTGTCTCTTTACTCGGTGCAGGAAGCTGCGGCGCAGGTACTACTTCGGCCTCGATGAAATCCGGTTCAGGTTTTTCCTTGAACATATCGGCCTTGCGTGTTTCCACGCTGCCATCTTTGTGTACGATTGCCGTGTACTCGAACTTCTCAACCGTCATGTTGCCTAGATTCTTAGGCGTGTAGCCCGCGTCTTGGAACGCCTTCAATTTCTTGAAGTGCATGTCCATAATGGCGATGCTGTAGGCGAGATGTTCCTTGGAGCCGAGGCGTGTCTTTGATAGACCTTTTTCCAGTTCCTGCATCTGCTGGTCAAAGGCCATTGAAATGTCTGCGATGATTAGGCCGGGGTCATCTTCTTTGAGAATCTTCGCCTTCTTCAGACGAATGGCCTTCTTGTCCAGCCGAATGGTGCGGTCGCTGACCTGAAACCAATCAGCCATCGTGTCGTTTGTCAGGCCGGGCTGTGTTGCCTGCAACCATTCAACGACGTGCCGACGCTCGCCACTGGTCAGCTTCTCGCCGCCCTGTGCTTTTATGAGCAACTTCTGTGCGTGTGCGACGGCCATGAGTCTTAGTGCTTGAACTTCCTCGCATTGATGGCGAACTGAACGCGCTCCATCAGCTTCTTGTTATGCGTGCGCTTCGCTACTGCTTTTTCGTGCTCAAGGGCACTTAGGGGGATTTTCTTGTCGCCCGCAACGTGCATCTCTTTGTGCAGAGCGCCTTCCTTGAGATGGAACTGGACTTTTTCGTGAATATTTTTGCGATGTGCAGCCATTGTCAAAGTGTCCTGAGCACGCGGTATGTTGACGCTGGTATTCCCAGAGATAAGTCGAGAGCAAACTTCGCCCAGCGACTTACAGAGAAGGGCGTTGAGTTGCGACCTTGTAATCCGAGATAATCTTGAGCAGTGACGGCGCAATCGCTTTGAGTGCGGTCACCGTGAACGGAGCAGGAAGAACAAAAAAGCCCTGCTCTACTGCGCTATCAATGAACGCATTGAAAGCGTTTAGCTGGGCAGTGGGATTGGCGCTGCCATCAGCGTTCGACGCCGGGAATGCACGCACCAGACCGTCCACCACGCTGACTGCCGAGTAAATCTGCTCGCTGTAGCTAACGTTTGCCATGATGTCTCCAAAGATACGAAAGATACGAAAACCCGGCTAAGCCGCTTCATGCGACTCAGCCGGGTTCACATTGTGTTCATGTATGGCAGTGAACGAAACACTCCGCGTTGCGTCCGTTCTATCGTTCACTGGCGGCTTCGGCTTGCGACCTACACCGCGTATTAGACGAGCATGGCAGATTAGGGTGCGCACCCGCGAACGGATTTCCACCACGCTCTATGTACCAATTTTGCTGATGTCCGCAGTTACGCTTGCGGGGACTATTTCTTGTTGACGAGTGTAAGGACACGAACACGCTTCTGGCGCTTCTTGCCCTTCTTGAACTTGGCTTTGGCGTAACGAACTGCCGGGGGATGCTTTTTGAACACCCGCTCGCGGTGAGCCTGACGCTCTGCCGCTTTGCGCAGTTTAGTAGCCAGCTTCTGTTCCTCTGTACGCATTGGCTAACCTCCTTACAGGCTAGTCATTGGCGTACCTCCTTCGCCCTGAACGGGCAGTACATCAAAATTGTTTAGGCAAGCTCGAAAATACCGCTGGGGCCGGTGCGCTCGAAGTTCTGCTTCTGAAGGGCACGCCAGAAATCGCTCTGATATTCCCGGTGCTGCCAGATGAACTCATCCACGTTGGCCTGCGTAATCGCAAAGCCGTTGGCGCGCAGAAACGTGACGGGCTGGGGATTGCTGGACGCAATCTGCGCTTCAAAGTCGGCTTTCAACGGGTAGTTGGCGGCGAGACTCAGAAGATAAGCACGCTGGTCAGCATTCAAAGCCGCATCGTTGCCGATGGCAGCCAACCCCGCTTCTCGGTAGCCTTTGAAGAAATACTTCGTCTCGTCAGGAATCGGGCTGAGGCTTGCATCCGTCGGTTGAGGCGGAATGGGTTTGCCTGTGTCAATCGTTACGCCGCCAGCAGCTAGACCTTTGAGTGTGTCGGCGCTGACGTTGCCGTTCAGCAGCGCGTCGGAGACAGTGATTGTGAGAGGCATGTTTTCTCCTTTGGCCCTTTCTGTTTGTTGTAATGTGTCGCCCGGACTCTCACCGGGCAGTGCTCAAGCTCTGCACACTTGGCAGGCGAGCTAAAACGTTTTATCTACCGATTGCAGTTGCGTGGTAGAGCATCTTCGGCTCAAACACGCCGTTGTAATCGTGTCCGCCAGCCGCGAAGTGAATCACTTCAATCGTCATAGGCAGTGGAATCGGGTCTTTTTCGCGCCAGCAGTATTTCTCAGAGTCACCTTGATAAATCGGAATCTCTGGGAACTGCGGCCATGTACCCGGAAAAGGGTCAACGCCTTCCCACCACTGAGCGCAAATCGCTGGCCCTGTGTAGAGAGGTGTGTGTATCGTTTCCTCTGTCACGACAAAGCCCCATGCGTGTCCGGGGTCTTCGTCGCCTTTGTGAATGATGTAGGTGTCTCCCGCGTGCAGCGTGGCAGGAAGCAGCGTGTAATTAGGAATGTTGCTGTCGCCGGGTTTATGGACGGTTGACGTGGTAAAAACTTGCACAACCGCCCCGCTGCTGCGGTCAATGACCGACCAACCGGGGGCATACATATTGTCGGCGCTGTCGAACTCTACCCTGAACATCAGGTCTAGGTTCTCTCCGGGTGCCCAGTAGCACGGCACTCCGTCTTTCTTGTAAAACCAGCCCTGCGGCGTCGTGGTGATGCTGAACGTGCAAGGGCGCACATCGTCGCTGTACGTCACCTGAACACCCAGTGTCGGAGGAGCGACCTTACGTGCAGTCAGCGGCGAACCGTTCGGATGAACCTCAAGAGGCCCACTGCATCCGCCCCAACCCAGAAGGCAGGCGGCTAGAACCAAAACAGCAAAAAGCTTCTTCAAACTCTCTCGAACCTCTACAACGTGATGTCTTGTCTACGACTTAGTAATTCGCAGAGGGGTCGGAGAGGAGTACCGACCCCGCCTGCGCTCATGTCTCAGGGACACACCGGCTCCTGTGGTAGAGGACAAGGAGCCTAGAACTGCACACGCCGGACTGCATGGTGTGCAGCAGGAGGAAAGAAAACGGAGGCCCGCCGTTGGACGGGCCGACAATGGAGGATGTCTTTTTCTATCTTACACATCAATTATACCACTTGTTTTCCATTTGTCAATAGTTGACTGTCTACTAGTTTCGCAGAAGTGACACATAGGCAAGGACTTAACCTCGATTCATAACCGCTAATTTTGTTCCAAGCCTCAAGAATCTAAGGTCTTGCTCCTATTGTTCTCTGGGGTAGACCGTAATACCTTTCAGCATCTACTTACGTTTCAAAAGGATAGCGTCCAACGTGAGCGAATGCTTCAGTTGCAGGCGACGGCTGCCGGAGGACGACCTAACCCTCTGCCGCAGATGCTTGACTGAGACGTGCGACTTCTGCACGCCTATGTGCGCCTGCGGGATGGAGCGGACGCTAGACCGTTTGGTGCCTCTACGCGGGTTATCGCTGCCGGACGGGTAGCTCTGCCAGCCCGCCGCTGCCTTTGGGACGGCCACGCCTGCGCGGGGTGTACTGGCGCATGCCTTCTTCGAGGGGAACCCCTAGCACCTGACACATCTTCACCATGACCTGTTCGCTGGGTCGGCTGCGGTCGGTGAAGAAGTGATAAATCGTTGGCCGTGCTAGCCCACAAGCCTCTGCAAACTTTTCGACCGACAGATTTCTTTCGGTCAGCAGGGGTTGCAGCCACTGCTTGATGTTGTTGAAGTCTCTCATTTCAGTCATCAATTGTCCTATACAACTACAGAAGCTGTCAACATATTACATCCACCAATAGCGATGTGTAAAAATTTACCAAAAGAAAGTGTATGTTTCCAAGCTGCCGAAGTGTTTTTAGTTTAGCACGAATTTCTAGGGTTGTCAAGCATTATTTTTGTCTACGCATTTAGTCCTCAACCAACAAGGCTAAGCAAACAAGCAAAACACTTGACATGCAAGTAAAACTGTGGCATACTGCCCTTCATGGTGGAAGCTCCGAGTTTGATGCCGGAGAAGCTGAATCCACCCCTGAACACGGTTCTAGTAACTGATTTCGAGGGACTTGCAAAGGTAAAGGATTTCCTTTCAAGAGCTTCAGCGTTTGGCATAGATACTGAAACCAACATCACTCCTACTTTCGTCAATCGTCGCATTCGCACGATTCAGGTAGGCGATAAGAACGAGCAGTACGTGATTGACCTTCTGGCCTTTGCTGGCTCGACGGCCAATCTGGTTTATTTTCAAGGACACAACGGCGTCCGTGTGCAGCAAAACCCCGGTCTTCAGGCCGTGGTGGACGTGCTGCGCCCGCATCTTGAATCAATGCTCTGGCTCAAGGTGGGGGCAAATCTCCAATTTGATTACGAGGTTGTGAAGTGGTGCCTAGGCATTCGCATGTGGCATCTGCACGATGTGCAAATCGTGGAGAAGGTTATCTACGCCGGGCTGGTGGACTTCTTTGAAACAGGTTTTTGGGGTCTAGAAGACCTTGTTGCGCGTTACGCCAAGCTGCGGATTGATAAGTCCCATCAGCAGTCGTTCGATTTAGAAACACCCCTCACCCCGGCGCAAGTGACTTATGCCGGACTCGACACGCGACTGCCGCTGGCTGTCAGAGCCGGACAGTTGGTCACACTTTCCAAAGACAAGCTGGATTGGGCCGCGAAAATCGAGAATGACGCAATCCCTGCGTTCGGGGATATGCATATCAATGGGCTGCTGCTCTCCGCAGACAAATGGCTCACGCTGCTTGAGGAGCAGCGTTTTAAGAAGTCGGCAGTCATCGCTGCTCTCGACAAAGTGTTCGTCCCGGTAGTCGGGACAAAAGACGTTCCCGCTCACGACCTTGTTGCGCTAGAAGCAGCTTGGAAGGCCGAGACGGATAAGGCTGCGCGTGCGTTTCTGCGCGATGCGTACATGCAGGCTCGCAAAGCAGTCAACAAGGCGAGAAAGAATTACGACACGTTTCAAGGCAATGCCGCAATCAACTACGGCTCAAATGCTCAGCTTCTAGCCGCGCTTCGGAAGATGGGCTTCGGTGAGCGCAAACTGCCGAACACGAATGATAAGAGTCTCAAGCTCGTAGCCGAGCACCCGCTGTGGGATGGCGACAAAGTTTTCGGCAGTGAGAATTGGGAACTGCTGGACGAGTGCGGCGTCATTGACCTGATTCGCCTCTACCGCGAAACAGATAAGCTCATCACCACGTACGGCGAGGAGTTCCTTAACAAATACGTAGACAAGGAAACTGGTCGTATCCACTCTGAGATTCATCAGATGGGTGCCGAAACTGGGCGCACCAGTTCCTCGAAGCCAAACGTTCAAAATCTACCGCGAGACAAGCGGTATCGAGCGTGCTTTGTAGCCCGCCCCGGCTACAAGATGCTCACGATGGACTACGAGGGGTGCGAGCTTCGCATCCTCGCAGAACTGTCGGGCGAAAAAGTCTGGATTGATGCGTTCAACAACGGCTGGGACGTTCATTCGGTCGGTGCTGAGATTCTTTACAAGAAGCGCTGGGAAGATGCGGCTGAAGAAGGCTGTGCGTATTACGCGAAGCATGAGAAGTGTGGTTGCAAAGAACACAAAAAGCTCCGCGACAACGTAAAAGCAATCAACTTTGGGCTGGCTTACGGGCTGGCGGCTAAAGGGCTTGCCGAGCAGTTGTCTATCTCGCTGAAGGATGCTGAGAAGCTCATCCACGAGTACAAGACGGCGTTCCCGACCGTCAGCAACTATCTCGACAACGCGGGCAAAGAGTCGGTGATGACGCTCGAAGCCCGCACAATATGCGGGAGTCGTCGTCGCTGGCACAAACCGAGTTGGGATGAGGCGCGGCGTATCGCCATGCAGCGCTTAGTCAAAGATGGTAAGGATGTTTCTTCCCTCAGCGACTACGACATCAACCGGGTTTACAAGGCGATGCATGGCAGCATCGAGCGTGAGGGCAAGAACAGCCGCATTCAGGGAACTAATGCCTACATTGCGAAGCTCGCTATGGGTTGCGGTTTCGACCCGGATGGCAAGCCATATATGTGGCACACACTTGAGCCGCAGTTTAACGCGCTGCTAGAGAATTTCGTCCACGACGAGTTTGTGATTGAGTCGCCGGATGCGGTTGCTGAGCAGTGCTTCAAGACTGCCGGAGATGCCATGTCCCGCGCAGGCGGTGAGATGGTGAAGAAAATCAAGATGACGTATGACGGCAAAATTGCCGATTGCTGGAAGAAGTAGGAGGATGCAGTAAGCAGAATTTGCAAAACCGAGTGCTTGAGTTTCACAAGAAGTTTGGCATGGTGTTCAACACCAAGCCCACGCTTGTGGACGATAAATTGTTAGAGCTTCGCGTTAAGTTGATTGACGAGGAAGCAACGGAATTCAGAGATGCGGCAGCGGCTAGGGATTTGGTTGGAATGGCAGACGCCATCGGAGACCTCCTCTATGTGGTACTAGGCGCTGCGGTCGCTATGGGCATTGACTCTGAGGCGGTTTTCGCTGAAGTTCATCGCTCGAACATGACAAAGCTGTGGCCCGATGGAACGGTGCATCGTAGGGAGGATGGGAAGGTTTTGAAGCCACCTACCTACTCGCCAGCCGACATTAAGGGTGTTCTAGAAAAGTTAAGCGAGTAAACAAATCGGGCTAGGTAGCGTTGCGCTGCCTAGCCCCTTTTTTTTTGTTTGATGACATGCTCATTCCCCGCACTTATCTGTTTCCCATGTCGAGCCGTCCTTGAACGAAATTTTTAAGATACAGGCACGAGAGTCGGGTGTTGTCCACAGCCCACGCTGATAGCCGAACACTTTTTTCTTGCCCGGCTTCAGGTTGAACGTGTCGGAGAACACTTCGTCGGTGCGCTGGTTGTCGCCGGTTGTGAAATGCCGGTAAACGCCGAACTTGATGGCTCTCACTTCTTGGCTGGCGTTGTTGATAAGCGTCACTCGAAGCGGAGCGTAGCGATTGGTCGCGTCGTAATAGCTGGCGATGAACACCGGACATTTGTCGGGTTTGGGCGCTTCATACGCTAAGGCTGTTGTGCAAAGCACCAGAACGATTACTGCTTTTCTCATTTGCTTAACACCTCCTAGGGTTGCTAGGTATACGGGATAATCGCACTGTTTGTCAAACCTGCAACTATCCGGCTTGACATCCAAAAGTCGTAGACGTATTATCTGGGACGATAAGGGCATTGCCCTAGAAAACGGAGATACGGCTATGGCCGACAACAACAAAGTTCCAACCATGATTTCCGAGCGTATTGTCGCTGCGATGGAGGAGCAGGGAAAATCCATCCGCGACATTGCCAAGGAAACAGGCGCAACATACGAGCACATCCGCATGATTGTTCGCGGTGAGGCCGTGCCGTCTCGGTTCATGCTGCGAACACTCAGCGAAACTCTGGGGCTTCCCATCAAAGAAATGGAACGCCTCAGCCAAGCCGACCGCATCCGAATGAAATTCGGTACTGTGCCGCTTGAGTTAGCGGGCAAGAACCCGGAGATTGAGCGCATCGAACGTGCTTGGCCTCACCTGAACGCCAGCGACAAGGAAGACCTTTACGTGCTTGCCGAGTCGCGGGCAAAGCGCAATCGTGCGGAGGCGCGGCGTGCGTAATGACGATGCAGGTTCAGAAGGTTATCGAGGGTATCAAAACCGTCACACGGCGGGAAATCCTACGCGATTTCCGCACTGACTCCTGCATCGCCACGACGCGGGCCGTTATCCGCATCTTGAAGCACTTCGGAATTACAGCCTACCCGCTCCCGGTTCGAGTTCTCATTTACAACCCCGGATTCGTTGACGCCCTGCTGCGCGGCGACAATCCCCCACTAGATGAGGGGCCACTTTTTCATGCGTGGTGCGACCGCAATAAAGCGTGGTCGGTCGGGGTTGGGGTTCCCGTTCCCGGCAAAGTGGACGGCTACGAAGGGCACCTGATTGCGGCGTTACCAGAGCAAAAGATATTCATTGATGCGTCCATTGACCAAGCGCACCGGCCTCAGCATGGCATCTTTTTCGAGGGGCCGATTGTTGGGCCGCTGCCTGAAAATTTCAAGCCGGAGAATTCGTTTGTCGGGCTTGAGTTCGACAGCAGCAACGGCTGCCACATGGTCTATCAGCCGTTGGAAAATCCTCGTTGGCGAGTCTCGCCGGACTGGGTTGATAAATCGCGCACCAAAAAAGCGGTCAAAAAGACCATCGAGTACATCGAGGCGGTTGCCAGCTAGCCTCTCTGCCTGAGATAATCAGAAACATGCCGCACAGCAACCACAATTTCGGGCGAATTGAAAGCGAAAGCTCGAATCAGTTGACTTTTGGCAGTCAATTTTCTTGTTTGTGCAGCATAACTCCTTCCTTTTCTTTCACTTGGTGTGGGCGCGTAGCTCAACTGGCAGAGCAACTGACTCTTAATCAGTAGGTTGAAGGTTCGATTCCTTCCGCGCTCACCATTGGTCTGTCTGGGGTACCCTAGGCGGTTTTCTGCAGCTGCG